TGATAGTAAGAGTTTGTATTGTGCAGGGTTTTATGTAATTAAATTTGACAAAGGTTGGGTTAAAAGTTTTTGTCCCAAATTGATCACTTTGCAAAGATACTCATATCAAGGTCCTTTTAAAACTGAGTTTGAGATGCGGCAGGTATTGTCAAATGTCTCAAAATAATTTACCTACTAATTTACCTAGTGTAGAAAAACTGCTTACTAGAGTTGCAACAGCAGAACGCAGTCAACAGAAAGATATTAGACTATCTATACAAGAGGCACGTGATTTAACTGCTGAATTGGCTATTTTAACCAGTAAACTAGGGCGCACAGTTCAAGAGATACATCAAATGCTGGCAGAAATACGTGAATCTACTACTAGGATTGACGTTAAGTTCGACGGGGGCGGCTTCGGTTCTTGATAAATATATACGTGGTTAATTAGGAAACACGTATTAATGAGCAGACCGAAACCCAAAGTTATACTTGAACATGCAAACAAAGACACTTTTAAGATTGAACAAATACTTGAAAGTGATGCCATTTGGGCTGTGTTTTATAAAGAGTCTCCATTCAATTTAAAGAGTGGTAGTCTCGTTGCTAGCTATCCAGGTCCTAAATACAAGAAGGTCTCATTTAGTAATCCCGGCCATGCACACAACCTTGCAAAAAAACTTAATAGACTTTTTAAGACTAAAGACTTTGCAGTTTATAAACTAAGCCAAGGTGAAAAAATAGAGTAATATATGGACCGTAAGGATACCTATACTTCGGTATTCCTCAAAGCCGCAGGACAACCGCACGATGCTGCATATGCAAAAAAATTCCGTGCTGCTTGGTGGTTCAGTACAAGAGGCAAAGATGTTGGCGGCTTACGGATGACCGATCAATGTTTAGAATTTGTAGAGACACATTCTGAAATTAAAACCTACAAAATTGAACTTCCGAAAGACCTAACTATTGGGCCACAAGTGTTAGTTTGGCTCGATCAATATCTAGATTCTCCTTTTCATTTACAAAAAAGATATATTAGAGTATTATCTGAAAAAGCGGCATTTGAACTGTATCTGTTTGCAGGCGATGTTAGAAAAATGGGTGCAGCAAAAGCACTTAACAAAAGATTAAGCCAAGAATCCTCTAACTAAAAAATAATTCTATTAAATATCACTATGTTAAAACTTAATGCTCTTGACATCTTAGGCCACAGAGAAGTTAATTTTGTGGCTCCTCAATTTGCAAAAATTAAACTTGCAGACGGAGACCTGTTTGGTACTGAAGTTGAAACTTGGATCAAATCCAAACTAGCAGGAAGATACTATGTAAAGCGTCAGCCAACTATTTCTCAAGATGGGAAATTAAAGACTGCTACTTTTGTAGGATTTGAAGATCATAAAGAGCTAACTTATTTTATGTTAGCATGTCCACATATAAGGAGAAACACATGACTGAAGAAATTAAAGCACCAGAGGCGGCACCAGCCGCTCAACCAGAGACACAGGCAGCAGCACCCGATTTAAATATTAATGACCTAGCCGCATTAAGAAGTATTTTAGATGTAGCTAGTCAGCGTGGAGCGTTCAAAGCAGCCGAACTAGAAGCCGTTGGTAAGATTTATAACAAACTCAACACTTTCTTAGAGGCTGTTTCTAAAAAGGATCAGTGATGAAATCATTAAAACATGTAGGAAAGATGAAAAAAGCAGGTTCAAAAGTTCTTGTGGCTTTCAGAACATTACCAGGCGAATCTAATCAAGCATTAGTTATTCCTGTTGCCAGTTTACCAGACGAATATCATGACAATATCATGAAACTTGTCGAGACCAACGAAGCACAAGCTGCATTTGAACTAGGAGAAGTATTATTTACTAGATCGTTTGCTGACGGTAGACCAATGCTGCAAGCTCTAAGAGCAGACGGACGACTGGCTAAAGTGCCAACTGACGATGTTATTATGAGTCCGTCCCCAGGTAGTGAGATTCCGTTGCATCAACTTAATGGATTAATTGCTGAACAAAAGAATTGTGCTGTTGATGACCTATGCACATTTGTGGCAGGAGCTCCAAAAGATCAACCTGAAGAACTAGTCAAAGTTAAAGATCTTTCACCACAACAACCAGAGAAAGCAGTACCGCTTAAGGCATCATCTAACGAAGTACTAACGGATAAAGACATTGCCAAGAGCTATCGTAGTCAAGCAGATGCAATGTATAAAGAAGCTGCACGTCTACGTAAAGAAGCAGACGATTTAGATCCACCACAAAAGAAAGCGGCAAAGGCCAAAGAAGCTGAAAGTGCCTAAACCGTTATTCAAACCGCCTAAACATCTTATACAAGAGTGGCCGGAAGTTTTTGAAGACCTTTATATGAATACCATGCCAGTTCATTACCTAGAAACAATTAGGTTAGAATTTGGCAATGGTAGGATTTGGGAAATCAATATCAAAGAACAATTAGCTAGTAGTCATAGCGATATTGTTGCCAATCGGTTGGTAGAAACTTTTGCCGAATATAAAGAAGATATAAAAAAGATTGATTTTAAAATTGATGTCGATAGACTGAAGAAAGATATTCAAAATCAATCCAATGACTTTTTTAAATAAGACTGTTGAAACAAAAAGAATACTTTTTTAAGGGTTTCGAATCATCTAAAAAAAATTAATTGATGATATTAGTCTCACTCAATTTACGTGACTAAGTTATAATAAAATGAAAACAATTATCATATGAGTGAACACGAAAAATTTCAAAAAGTTATTCCAATCTTAAATGCTGTTAGTCCTAGCTTTTGTTTAGCCAAATGGTATCAATTAACATTGTATCTTCAAAATGGGTTTAATCACAGCTGCCATCATCCTTCCCCACATAAGATTCCGCTAGACGAATTAGAGCAAAATTACAAGGCTCTACATAATACTAATTATAAAAAAGAACAAATGCAAAAAATGCTCGACGGTGTTCGGCCGAGCGAGTGTGACTATTGTTGGACTGCTGAGGACAGCGGCCACATTAGTGATAGAAGTTATAAAAGTGCTACATCGTGGGCGTATCCTCACATTGGCGAGGTTGTTAAAAATAAAACAGCCGACGTAGAACCTACATACGTTGAAATTAGTTTTAGTAATGTTTGTAATTTTAAATGTGCTTACTGTAGCCCAGACCTTAGTAGCCAGTGGTATGACGAAATTGCCAAGCACGGGGAATATCCAACTAGTCAAAAGTATAACGGATTTGGATGGTTTAAAGAGGTAGGTAAAATGCCTATCAAACATAGTGACCCTAATCCTTATGTAGATGCTTTTTGGAAATGGTGGCCGGAACTATACCAAAAACTTGAAACGCTTAGACTTACAGGCGGCGAGCCGCTGTTAAGCAAAGACGTATGGCGTATGCTTGACGACATCGAAGCTAATCCTAAATCTGATTTAGTATTTGCTATTAATACCAATTTAGGCATTCCAGACGAACTAGTTGATCGAATGATCACTAAGCTCAATAGTATATCTAAAAATATTAAAGAAGTACAAATATTTACTAGCGGCGAAGCAGTAGGTGCTCCTGCTGAATATATTAGATACGGATTAGATTATTCAGCATGGACTAAAAACTTGGAAAAAGTTTTAGATAATACCAATAACATTGTTGCTGTAATGACCACTGTTAACTTAACTAGTATTACAACCTATTGTGATTTTATACGATACTTGCTAGACCTACGTAAGCATTATAACAAGAATGCTACATTTAACAAAGTTCAGTTTATGACTAACTTTTTACGGTATCCAGAATTCTTGTCATTGACTATTTTAGACCCTTCTAGTAAACAACAATTTACAAAAGACGTAACAGCATTGATTATAGAACGACCTGATTTATCAGAAAGTGAAATAGATCAGTTGCGTCGTATGCTTGACTATATGAACGGTACTGACAGCAAAGAATTACAATTAAGAAAAGACTTTGCAGCATTTATCACTGAATATGATATTAGACGAGGAACTGACTTTAATAAAATCTTTCCAGCACTTACAAAATTTTATCAATTATGCCAACAAACGTAAAACGCACAATAGAAATTATTAATGAAATAAGTCCTAGTTTTTGTGCCGCAAAATGGTATAACGCTACTATATGGTTAGGCAACGGAAGAACAGCTAGTTGTCATTTGCCGCCGGCGCATACAATACCTATAGCCGAGATCAGTCGTAATCCATCCGCACTACATAATACAACCTTTAAGAAAGATCGTCGATTAGAAATGCTAATTGGTAAGCGGTGTGACGAGTGCGCTTATTGCTGGACTGTTGAGGATAATGCGGCACCGGATGTATACAGTGATCGAGTTTATAAGACTAGGATTTACGAAGAAGATGAAATACTTCAACTAGCTAAATTAGATCCTGGATCAGATATTGATCCAAAAACTTTAGAAATTAGTTTTGATAATTTATGTAATTTAAGTTGTAGTTATTGTAACGCAGAGTTTAGTTCTACCTGGGCTAGCGATATTAAAGTTAACGGACCATATATTGAATTAAAGACAGCTGGCGGTGGAGCATTTCAAAATGCTGGAGAACATGCTTTGCCTTACGGAATTAAAAATGAAAACAATCCCTACATTGAAGCATTTTTTAAATGGTTTCATGCTAGCCTTAAAAACAATTTACAAGAACTAAGAATTACAGGCGGCGAACCTACCCGTAGTCCTTCATTTTGGAAACTGTTAGATGAATGTGAAGGTACAAATTTTGATTTTGCCGTTAACAGTAATCTAGTAATGGATCAGGTAAAACTACATCAACTAATCAATGCTAGTAAACTAGCGGCGAAGGATACGGTGCCCACGGCGAGTTTGTTCGTCATGGATTAGATTATACAGTATGGCGTAATAATTTAATACAGTTTGCCAAAGAAGGGAAATATAACATGATACATGTTATGATGACTATTAGTGCCCTAAGCATTTGGACCATAACAGAGTTTATGACAGACATGTTAGAACTACGTAAACAATTTGGCGGGCATCAGTTCCATATGAGTCTTAATCTAGTGCGTTTTCCTAGTTTTCAAAATTTAAATGTATTGCCAGATAATTTGAAACAAGCACAAGCAGACAAAATTGAAACTTGGCTAAGTAATGTTGTTGGGTTAAGTCCTGCTGAAAGTAATCAAATAGAGAGAATAGCTGTATATCTTCGAAACGTTGATCGCAGTCAAGAAGATACCGACAGCCAAACCAATAAGGTGCACGATTTAAAAAGTTTTACACAACAATATGCCGATAGAAAAAATATCGCATTAGCTAGTGTATTCCCAACAGAATTTATAGAATGGTTTAACACAATATGAGCGAAGATAAATTTTGTATAGTGCCGTGGATACATCTTAATACAGAACCTAACGGTCGTGTTAAGCCTTGTTGTGCGTATCTTGGGCAAGACTTTGGAAACTTAAAAGATACTACACTAGAAGAAATATGGAATAACGAACATACTAAATCTATGCGTAGAAGCTTTTTAGAAAATAAAATTCCAGAAGGATGCCTAACCTGTACTAAAAAAGAAGACAGCGGGGGTGTAAGCTATAGAATGGCGGTTACTGAAAGATTCAGCCATCATATCGAAAAAGCTAAAAGTAATACATTACCCGACGGTACCTACGAAACATTTGAAATAATTTTTTGGGATTTTAGATTTAGTAATATCTGTAACTTTAAATGTCGTATGTGCGGACATGGTAGTAGCAGTTCTTGGTTTGACGACTTCACTCCTGAGGAAAAGAAAACTAAGATAAAATTTCTTGATAGTTCATACTACGGAACTGATTTAATGAAATACGTTGATCAGTTTATTGATGATGTTGAAGAGATTTACTTTGCTGGCGGTGAACCATTACTTATGGCTGAACACTATCAGATATTAGATAAGTTAATTGCCAAAGAACGATATGATGTGTTTTTGCGTTACAACACCAACATGAGTACTATCAAGTATAAAGATTACGATCTAGTTGATATTTGGAAACGATTTAAAGATGTTAGAATTTTTGCAAGTATCGACGGCATTGATGAAAATGCAGAGTACAGTAGATCTGGAACCGATTGGCCTAGAGTGGAAGAAAACTTAGTCCGTTTATCGCAATCGAATGTTGGTTATGTAGTATCAACTACTATAAATATTCTCACTGTTTTTAATTTTACTAAATTAATTGATAAACTAATAGAATTAAAAATGTCAACTAGAAAAGTACTAGTAAGTCATGTTAACTGGCCGCAACATTATATGTCTTCAATACTACCTGAAGAGTTAAAAAATAAAGTAAGAATACAACTAGATGAACATTTAGAAAAAATAACTTCAATTGTAACTGAAGAAGAAAGTCGATGGCTAGCTAACTTATATAACGAAGTTAAATTTTATTTAAACTCAACAATTTCTCTAGAAAAAACATTAGAACTACAACAAAAATTTAAAAGAGATACTATAAAGTTAGACCGTATTAGAAAAGAAGATATAAGAACGGCTGTACCAGAATTAGCCGAATGGTTTGATACATTATGAGTGATAAATTTATTTGTGATTTTCCTTGGATACATCTGAGTGTGTTTCCACAAGGCAATTGTACAATTTGTTGTGTTGCCAAACATTCAGGTAAGGGCAACGGACATAGCTGGAACAGGGTTAGTGAAGATAAAACTAAAACTGTCACAGTTATGAATAGTAATATACCAGAGATTATTAACTGCGATAATTATAAAACTATTAGACTAGACATGTTAGCAGGCAAGGTACCGACTGCATGTGAGGGATGCCATCAAATTGAACAGGCTGGCGGAAAGAGTAAGCGCCAACAGGAAACCAATCGTAATTTAGATCACGCTGCACTAACCGCTGCCGACGGCTCTATTAAGACAGATCTTCGTCACATTGAATTACGATTAGGAAATTTTTGTAATTTAAAATGTCGAAGCTGTAATGCAGACTCTAGCACAAGTTGGATTCAAGATTACTATAAATTAAAAGATACAGTCAAATTAGCTAGTGGTTATCATTGGATTAAAAGTAATCCTGATTTTAGTTTTGATTGGGTAGACGATGAATCTTTTTACAACAGGTTAACAGAATTTGCTCCTAATCTAGAACAAATACATATAAGTGGCGGCGAACCATTTCTTGTACCTACTCACTTTAAACTACTAGAAAAATTAGTACGTGAAGGCAAAACTGATATTGCTATACATTATCACACAAATTTAAATTACAAATGGGATAAGATTACTCCAGCATTGGATCTATTGACTAAATTTAAAGAAGTACATATTAGTTTCAGCATCGATGATGTTGGAGAACGCAACACTTACATTAGAAGTTTAAGCGATTGGGATTTAACCATTAATAACTTAAAATTATTTTTAAATAATTACAAATTCATTTATCGTGTAACTCAAACTGTCAGCGTCTATAATTTTATGTATGTTGACGAATTAGAAAGATATTTGTCCAACAATAAAATACGCATTAGAGTAGGATTAAATCATGTTCAAAGCCCAGACTATCTATCGGCTAATATACTACCTAAACAAATGCGACAGGATAAAATTAATTCATTACACGGTATTATTGATCGACGCAATTGGGAAGATCTCTATGGCCATTACTACACTCCAGAAGCCAACGGACAGTGGGAATACTTTAAATATTTTACAGAAAAAATTGATACTGTGCGTAACGAAGATTTAAATAGTATTTTTCCAAAACTCAAATGAAATTTATTTTTTTAAAATCAGGCGACTATTTAGAATTAGAGCCTAACAATACACCCATAGCGTCTGTTTGGTTTGAAAGCATTTTTTCTAAAAAAATGAATATGAGTTATTTTGCTAGAGATACTTCGTTTATAACTCGTTCTAATGAGACTATTAATAATCTAAATGCTGCAATTGATATAGTTAATAAGTTTGCTGTAGAAAAAAATCTACCTCAAATCATGTTTAATAAAATTGTTGGTATTGATCAACAATGGCTCAATGCGTCACATAAAAAATGGGTATTGTACACTGACAGATTAAAAAATATAGTCAACGGAGACAATACGAAACAAAACTATCCCAGCTTTGTGAAATCCTGGCAAAATATTAATTTATACATTCATTCTTTAGAATATTACTATTCTGTTTATTTTACTAATACAAACGGAGCATATTTAGAAAATATTGATATTAAAATACAGCCGGAAGATTGCGAATACTCACAACACGATCTAATTTTAAGATTTGACGATTTAGGAAAACATCAGTATGACCAATGGATTACTGGAAGTTCAGTTGATGAAGAAACTAGCAATTACAAAACAATTTCGGCTAGGTTTGAATATGTATTTAATCCACAATTAAATAAAGGTATTCTTCCTAATCCAGCATATATAGAGTGGTGCAATCAAAATAATTTACAAGTTATGCCACCGTGGATTATTTTAGGAAACTTTAAAAAGAATAAATGGGAAATTAAACAACTCATGCATCAAAATTTATCTCGAGGATTAGAAGTAGGATTTGAATTATGAAAATTTATGTAAATGGGGATAGTTTTACTGCTGGCGACGGATTGTCTGATCCAGAAGTTTTTCCAGATTTGTATCCAGGGCATCATTCTTGCGACGTAGAATTTGACGTAGCATGGTGTAACAAAAGGCATGCAATGCTAGATAGAAATCTTGATTTACATAATCATTGGCAACTTAGTAATAAGAAATATGTGTGGGCTACATTATTAGGTGAACTAGTTGATACTATGCTAGTTAATGACACTGTTAATGTAGTTAATGGGGCCATTGGCGGATCATGTATGACGGGCATATCAACTAGAACTATTGCCTATCTTGAATCATTAAGAAGTCGAGCAGACTTGCCAGATTATGTTTTCATAGGCTTAACAAGCATTGGAAGATTAGGTTGGTATCACGAAGATACACAAGATATTGGGAAAATTTTTAATTGGGTTAAATCATCTATTCCGGGATTTCATTATCGAGGATATGAAAGTAAACATAAAAAATTGTTTGAAGCTATTTGGACAACACTCAGTGATGAAGAATTGCTTATTGATTATCTAAAAGAATGTTTACAAATTAAAAATTATGTTAAGCGGAGAATTGGAAGAGATCCTATTTTCTTAAACACTGTAGGTGAATTTTGGCAATACAAAGAAATAGTTAATAACTCTAAAAATCAATGGCTTCGAATGCTTTGGTTTGATTTATTAGAATTTGATAAGATCAATGATCGATGGTTCAATAAAGGAGCGTTCGAACAAATGACTGCGTGTGGGCACGTACTTCCGCCCGGTCATGCTGAATATGCTAGAGATTTAGCAAGAGAACATTTCGGATGGGGTAAAAGTCCGGATGATAGAGATGCCAATTAAGCATCTAGTATAGATTATTATTTTTCTACTAAGGGTTGCAATAAATTAAATTGATTTTGCAACCATTCAAAATCATTAATTTTTCTTAACTGGTTAGCATCGGCAATATTCAATAGCCCGTACTGTTTTCCAGCTCGAGCTCCTGCTATACTATATTCTCCATAAAGTTTATCAGATCCAACACTGCACCAAGTAATTAATCTATCTTCAGTTTCTTCTTGATATCCAGAATCAACAGGACGGCTGGCTAATTTTACACACTCTCTAAACGCAGATTTCCAAGTATTGAACGGATCTGTATTAAAAACTGTTAGATTACTAACTTCTTTTATAACTTTAAATTTTTTGCTAATTGCCATAGTCATGTCAACACTAGTCATTTCCATATTAATAGTTAAGTTTTTAGGCAATAATTTAACACCACCATAGCCGTATGTTAATCCGTTGATAGGATTTTTGCTTAACCAAACATGAACAATATCTGTATCGTGTTTAGGTAGTAGTAGGTCAAATTGAAAATCATCTTCTACTATTGCATCACCGTCTACTACCCAAAACATTGGAGTTGTTGCTAATTTTGCGGCTGCAATATGTGCTTGGTGAATACCTTTTACGCCGTGTACACGTTTAGCTCTTGGAAATCGATCAATTAAGTTAGCAAAATTTTCATCTGCATTAGGTTCGTTATAAGATATAAACACAATATCGTATAATTTTAATTTACTTGCCACAAGGTCATATTCTTTCTTTTCAATCAAATATCTATATTCAACTTCTCTTGCAGAAATAGGTCTTTTCTTCGATAATAACATTATACCGTTGTACTTAATTTCTTCAACATCAATATTTTTAAAGACGTGATTTATACTGAGCTCATACTTATTTTGGTATGGAAATTGAAGATCAAATTTAAAATCTGGTACAGGTTCAACTTCCGGAGGAATTGCCCAAAACATATCTGTATCAGCTGTGTTAAGAGCATGTTCGTAATCGCTAAACGTATCGATTACAAATTTGTCGTACGGTTTATATTTGCTGGCCACTAGATTGTGTTCTTTTTTATCTATAAAAAATCTATGTTCAATCTCTTTCTTAGATACTGGCTTATTTGTAGAAAATAACACAACACCGTTAACAAACGATTCCTGATCGTTAGAAATATTTTTAAACACATGATTTTCATTTCGATCATAGGAATTATGGTGACTAAAGTAAGTTTCAAAAATTTGATCATTAATTATTTCAATGTTTGGCCATACTACCCAAAACATTGTTAAAGGTGAATTTTTTAATGCAGATTGATATTCTGCATAATTGCTAATAATAAAAATAGGGTATTTTTTAGGTTTACTAGCTACTATATCGATTTCTTTTTTGTTAACATAAAATCTATGTTGAAATTCTTTTTCCGAGGGAACTGACTTTTTTGAAAACAATACAACACCGTCGTAGTTTTCACCATTTAACCACACATGAATATAATCTTGATCCCATGTAGAAACTTTGTAATCAAATTTAAAAGTATCAACAATGTTTAAATCATCCCATACAACCCAAAAGAATTTTGTAAATGCTTTCTTTTTAATGTCATCAAACGATTTTACATTATCAATTTTTTGAGAAGATGGAAATTTAGAACGAAATTGTTTCCAATTTTGTTCATCAATAATATTTTTACTTACATAAAAAATATCATAGACCATCAGTGGTCCTCATATATGTATTTGTTAATTTGATAGTTTCTTCGTACAAATCTAAAGTATATTTGCTCTGTTGACTATCTAGATAGGGATAATCAAAACCTAGTTCTAATTTAATTTTTTCACCTAATGATTTAATTTCTTCATCTAGACCATTACCGCCTAATTCTTCAAATGGGCGGCCATATTGATTCCAAATACCTTTAAGGATTTCAAAGTCTCGAACCTCTACATAATTCCAGTCGGTACAGTTTGCTAACCAAGTGCCTAATCTAGCACCATATATGGCATAAAGTCCATTTTCTTCATGAGCACCAACTGTTGACCACATACGTAATCTATGCAAATTGTGCCACCAAACACGTTCACTAATCTCTTGTGGTGCCACTTTAATTCCGTCAAGCAAGGTCATCTTAACGCCTTCACGAAATCCTGCTCTCCATGCTTGAAAAGGACTTCCGGTAATATCAGTATCACTATAACATTCTTTAAATTGACGATAACCATCTTCCCAACAAAAGTCTACTTGAGCACGATCACTTTCACTAGCTTCATGAGTTTTCATATTGAGAATAAAATCTCGTTTCCATATTTTAAGTCCGCCATTACCGTAAAGTAAGCCATTAAGTTTGTTTTTTCCTAACCAGCTATATACCTGTATCTTAGGATTACTTGTATCAATGTCTAGATTAAAGAATTTAGGATTAACTATATTATCAGCGTCAACCGTGATAACCCATTCAGTTTCACTTAACTCAGCTGCTGCCTTATGTGCAGCATCACTACCCTTCACTCCGTGAACTCGTTTAGCCCAAGGAAGTTTATTGCATAAATCAGCATAATGCTTATCTGCATTGGGCTCGTCATAACTTAAAAATACAATGTCAAGTTCTATTGTTTTCATATTGTTTCAAATATATATTTGTCAAAAATTCGTCTTGTGTAAACACTAAATCTATTTGGCAAATCTAATGTAAATAATTTTGTATTTTCTGTAATATCGCCTGCCCTAATGCTTAACATATGAAGGAGGACATTGGGGTCGTTGTAATCAGTTACTAAAAAAATCATTTCAGTTGCACCGTCCCAAATAATATTATTTGAGTATTTGTTGCTCATTGAAAATATTAATGTACTATTTTTTGTATCATGTGAAATTGTGATATCAGGATCTTGCATATTTGACCACTTTTTATCTATTATTCTATGCAAGATATCATCAATCTTTATTAGACTATGAGTGGAAAATTTGTTTAATTTAACTAATTTCTTAGTTGGTAGATCAACCCTATAAGAAAATAAATTTTCCGCACCTGTGGACACTGCTGTAGCAATTTCTTCATCAATTTTTATCTTATTTGTATTATCAAATACCGCATGAGAAGGATATATTCCAATTAAAGATCCGTCATCTTTAAATGTTGCATAGTATTCAACGGTTTGATTGACTGGTAATTTGATCCACTCGTCAAAATCCATTAGTTCTTGTTCCATGCAATCTCCTCTAACATACTAACTATTTCGTCATTAACTAGATCTTTTTCAACATAATGCACAATATTATGTTGCTGATAATTTCCTATTTTTAATTTTCCTTGGATATTAAAATAAAAACCAGCATGTTCAGTGACTTTATCAGCAGTCCATGACCAATTTTGAACCATAGGTTTCATATGAACAATGTTAGGAAACGCTAGATCATAACTTACAATATCACTTATATCTAAAATCTTTGCACTCAAGGCAAACGCTTCATCTGTTCCAACAACTTTTGGTTTATGTTTTGTAAGATATAAATTACTAAACTCCAAAGGATTTTTTATAATATATCTACCTAGATTAAAAAATTCTGTTGCAATTTCAGATCCCTGTTTAAAAAAAGTAAACATAGAATATAAATTAGGAAGACCGTTCTTTGTAAATGTTTTTCTATAAAAATCATTTGTAATTGTTTCGCCTCTATAGGTCAATGCCTTTGAGGGAATATATAATTCACAATTTTCAATAAAGTAATCAATCCAGTGACTATGATCTCTAAGGAAAATCATATCTGCATCAAGACATACTGTATTTTCAAAAGGAGATAATTGATCCATCCAACTACGACCATCCCAATACGTTTCCTTATCCCAAGCAATAACATGATCAAAGACCCAAGGGCTTTTTAAATTGTCAACTAGTTGAGGATTGTCAATTACTAAAGCAACGTTATCATATCCTGGCTTCTGAGTATTTTTAATACTTAATGCAAGAGCATAGGCTAATTTAAGATAGTCTATATCTTTATTTGAAGCAACTACAATTAAATAACCAAAGTTCATATTAACTCCAGTAATTTTTCTTTATTTCTAATAATACTTTGTTTGTTCATAATATGAACATCAGATCCTTGTGTAGTTGCAGCCCAGAAATCTCCGCAATTGAGTGGTTTTTCAATTAGAAATGTCAATCGATTTTCGATTACATCATGCAAAATATCTTTGTCAAACACCGTTAGAATAGGAGGAAGAGTGTAAATAAATTCTGTTTCAAACCCGTTCATGATATGTTTAGCAATGCTGAATGAAATATCATTTCGATATTGTCTTGGATCAAATCTAAATAGGTCGGCATAATATCTGTAATTGTCTTTAATATAATCAACTAATTTAAAAAAGAATCTGCTTTCTTCATTTTTAGTAAACATTACTGTGGTAGCCCAAAACATATGAATCCCAGTTTCACTTACACGTTGATCTAATATACCACTACGGTCACCCGTTATGTCATTCATAGAATGTCCTAACATTACGCTACTATCTGTGTTCCAGTACTCATTTAGTTTGTTAGAAAAAATTAGATAATCACTATCAATTAGCAAAGTTTGATCGTAAGGACTTAAATCCCAAACTGAAAATCTATTTGAATTTACAAAGGGAATTGTCTGGCTGTAGAAACCATCATGCAGTTTTCTTGTATTTTTTGTTCTAGGCTTTTCAATTTCAATAATCTTATCAAAAATAGACTCGGCTCTAGCATACATCCCTGATTCTTTTAACCAAGCAATAGTCCATTTGTCTGTTATTAAACTGACTGGTAATCCCAAATGTTTTTTTGCTAGTCCGCCAGAAATTATACCCATTACACCGTAATCTACTTCTGGGCCATTATGAGCAAAAATTAATACGCCTTTAGTCATATATTCAATAATTTTTCTACGGTCCTGCTAGATTTAATTTTTTCGTATTCTTCGTGATATTCGTAGGTGGCAGTAAAATACCTATCTAAAATTTCATCTCGAAATATTTGTAGGTCTGGAATTAAAATTGGATTTTCATTTTGATCAATTAGAGGAACATTTTCTGTTCTGTCTTGATCAATTAGCATTTGAACAAAAACTAATAGTGTTCTATCAATCTTAAATATACCGCCGGAGTGGCCGTAAGTCAATTTGCCCTCAATTTTTTCTTTAAGGGTTTTTCTTTGAATTGCTAGGGTTTGTCTATAATTTGAAAAATCTAAGGCAGCTTTTAGACGGTCGTCCATGGTATCTCCTATAAAACACGCACATTATTTATATGGCGTCTTATAGGGGATTAAAATTTATGAACCAGAGATTGCACTCAAAGAAGACGACGATGGGCCTACAGTGGTAAATGTACCACTTGGTTGTAAAAATCCAGAAGGACGAACCTGATCAACTGTTAGAGTAAGCGTACCGTCAACTAAATCTCCAGGAGGAATTGCCGGTGTTCCGCCTCCTGGCACTGGATCAGTGTATGCATCTAACCACGTTATTCTAAAATTAACAACATTGGCGGTTCCTAATGTATTGCTTGCAACATTACACGATGCTTCTAAACGCCATTTGTTATTAGAATATGCCGAGCTTCCTGAAATTTCAGCAAAAGTCTGAAAACCACTAGTTAAAGAAAAGAAATTAATTCCAGAGGGGCCGCCTACAAATGATTGAGCTCCTGCAGAACTTAATAAATTACTCCACGAAGTATTTTGTGCTTCACCGTTGCCGCCGGTTCTGGTGCTAGCAAATCGAATCTTTCCGCCTGCATTAAAGAAAAATCTTGCTTGTTCTGCTGTGGAAAATGTAACCGATGCTGTAGCACTAACTGATTGATACCACGATGAAGTAAATGATGTGCTGTTAATTGCTTCTGTTACAAACTGGCCAGTTCCTAAATTGAATCGATTGGTAACTGCGGTATTAGCAACAGTGTCATATTGAGAATTAGGATTGCTTGCACCAAATCTAATAACATCACCCACTGCCACTTGCACCAACGAAGCTGCTGATCCAGTTTGGTGTAGAATAGCATTGTAGATATCGTATCTAAGAGAATCCCATTGTGTTTTTGTTACAGTATTTCCAGCAGATACTAAAGAACTAAAAGTTGTTTGACCATAACCAAAATTACCGGATCCTGTACTCATGACGTTAATAATTTTAGTTCTGATTGAGTTGTAATCTGTTGCGGAAATGAAATCACCGATTGCCATAATTTATCCTTATAATACCAATGCTTCTATAACACCCGAATCAGACTGATGGTCTTCGAGGGCAATAGCAAAATAATCTGTGTCAGATTTATTAGCAGCTGATGCAGCACCGTACATATTTTGGGCCGGAACAAGTTTGTCACCTTTCTTAACTGTACCTTGTACTTTTACAGGTACTCGACCCTTCAATGCTATATATGTCCCGCCTTCTAAATCTTTGTTCATCATAAATCCAGGATTGGCAGATACTATGCCAATTGCTCTATCACCATATGTAGCGGCTGTAACTTCTTTTTCTCCACCAATTGCAACCACTGTTCCAACATCATATTGTTTATCTGCAAGGTATTTTTCTGCAAGGTCAGCATATTGTGCTGCGGTAGCAGTACCATCAAATGTATTTGCTAATAAATTACCAGAACTGTCTCTAGCTGCAATAGAGTTTGCAGTTTTAGTTGTTCTTGCAGATCGATAATTTGGATCAGTATCTACTGCTACGTCATCAATCTTTAATCTATCGGATTTATCAGTAACTCCAATAAATCTAGTTGCTGTTAAATTTCCTGCACCATCTCTAAGTGCAACTGAAGTTGCTACGGCACCTTGCTCGCCAACTAGACTGTTTAAACTTAAAGAATTGGTAGATGTTCCGGTAATATTTCCAATTACGTTTCCGGTAAGTGTACCGGTAAAACTACCAATAAATGTTTGAGTATCTGCATTAAATGATAAAACTTCATTGTTGGCTAGCAAATTACCTCTATGAATACCCAATGTATTACCTGTAAGATTGCCTAATACATTCCCAGTAAACAATGTAGAATAAACATTGGCCCATCTAGAAGTAGAAGATCCTAGATTAAAGAAATTAGTAGTTCCGGGAATCATTCCTGTTGAGGAGATAATTCCAACGTTTCTTAAATCGCTGTCACTTACTCGTATTCTTAGAGTTATTGTATTACCTAATCGATTTTCAATAACTGGTTCATCACCGTTTTCAACTCTAATACGCAGATCATTTTGATCGCCAATAGTAAGACCAGTGTCTTTAAAAGAAATTTCGTTGTCAAACGATACTTCACCTAGTCTAATATATTCTGAAGCTGGGTACCCACCTAGCCTTGCTGCATTACTTGCGGTACCCCAGAAATAATGATCTGTGGATGTAACTCCTGTTGTACCATTAGTGTTAACTAGATTAACACCTTTCTTAATTGTTGTGAATCCTGTAATAGGATTAATTGTACTGTTTAGTGTAAATGCATCTTTACTAACTATTGATATTACATCACCACCTGCTTGAAACTTTACAATGGTATGATTGTTGCCAATTGTATCTTTTACCACTTGAGAAACTACTGCACTTGCTCCTAGATCTGGAGGAGTTTCTGGACCAATTAATACAAACTCAGTTCCGTTCCAAGTATATAGTTGTCCTGCGCTGGTATCAAACCAAAAATCGCCTGACTGTAATCCGGAAGGTGCAGTTGGGCCTACTTCAGCTCCACTAGCTGTTCTAAATCGTGCGCCATCATAGAAACGTATTTTTTTATTGCCGCTATCATACCAAATTTGACCAACAACTGCCTTGGGTGGTGCTGAAGTATTTGCAAAATTTTCCATTAAATGCAAGAAATTTTCGTTCTGTACTTCGCCGTAGCCTGCGTAATTTTTTCCTACAAAACGCAGATCAGTGGTGGTATCAATGGTTCCATCGTCAACTGAGACTAGAAAAGTTCCATTAAATTTGTCTACTTGATATGCCATTGATATACTCCGTTCTAACTATTATTTATCGCTATAAAGCTATTTAAACTCTGCCTACTGCTACTTCGATAACTCCACTTACACCATCAAAATCAGCTAGAGCCTTGCCTATAATCGTACCTATTTGCGGGTTTGTTGCTTTACGGGCATAACCGCCACCGCCACTCATCAACATATCGCCCTTTTGTATTTTACCTCTTACTTTACAGGGTACACGACCTTGTAATGCAAGTGCAACTGTGTGTTTGCCTACACACTTGCTATTCATTAAATATGCAGGATCAGTGGAAACTACTCCAGCTAATCTAGCTGTACCGTCTTCTGCTAGTGTTACTTCAAATTCACCACCAAATTCTAGCACTGTTCCTGCTTCGTAATTTGCATCTGCTACATACTTTTCTGCAAGGTCAGCATATTGTGCTGTAGTTGCAATACCTTCAAAATAATTAGCATAGACTCTATTCCATTTAAAATTTGAGTGTCCTATGTTTTGAGGCGTTGCATTTAATGGCACTAGTGCTGGTTGTGCAGCGCCTCCTTCAGTCAAAGATTTATTACTATTCCATAGGGCTAGTGTCAGCGCATCTCCGGTACCAGCACCGCCTGTAGATAATATGAGTGAAGGAGTATTTGTGCTAACAAAACCTGCATTACTTAGAAGAGGGTTAGTAGCATCCGAATAACCAATTGTTACATTTTCAGTAAGACTAGGCCCAAAAGTTGCATAATTGCTTACTCGCAAAGTAAGAAGTGTTCCTACACTAATTAGATTAGAATACTTTATATCTACAGCTAACCTATCCCCTGTAAGAGTCTCTGCATTTGCAGGAACTGTGATATTTGCAGTACCATCAAATAGTACGCCATTAATTGTTCTTGCTGTTTCTAGTTTTGTGGTCGAAAATGCGTTGCCTGATAATGTAGCACCAACAAACTCGTTGGCTTCTACCCTAATAAATCTACTAGTTCCGGTAGTTGCTGTCACATTACCGCTGACATTCCCCACTAAATCAGCTGTAATAGTTCCTGCAGAAAAATCTCCTGCGCTGTCTCTAGCAACAATTTTACCAATAACGTTAGCAGAACTAGCATCTACCGACCACGTTGTTGCTGCCGATCCATTAAAATTTGCACCTGTTAAGTATGTGCCTCTTGTTAACGTGTTAGTTGTATTTGATCCAATTGTAATATCTGTTTGACCATCAAAAAAGACACCGTTAATTCGTCTACCTGGTTCTAATCTAGATGCACTAGAAGCATTACCAACTAACGGTCCAATTGCTGGTCTATTAGATGAAAAATTTGTACCTGCTTGTAGACTAGTAAATCCTGTAACTAAGTTGCTGTCGTCAATGGTAAATGGTTCGTCGGCACATATAACAAAAGTTGTGCCGTCTACTAAAATTTCTACTACTGCATGTTCTATGTTGGCATTGTCTAATATTGTTCTAGCTCTAATTCGAGTAGCGCCAAAACCTTCTACTGCTTCTGGTCCTATTAATTTCCAAAATCCCGAATCAAATATGAACAATTGATCAGTAGTATCTTTATACCAAAGAGCACCGTCAAATCCTTCGGGTTCTGTATTGCTGGTTGTTGCCGAGCCCACTGGGGTCCATGCTGTACCATTATAAACATTAAGTGATCCTAGCGATGTATTATACCATGCTTGACCTGTTATTGGCCGCGAAGGCGGATCTTCATTGGCAAAATTCTCTAGTAAGAATACAAAATTTTCATTTTGTACTTCACCATACCCAGTATAGTTTCTGCCAAGCAATCCTAGACTGGTTGAAGTATCTAGTGTGCCGTCTTCTAGCACTACTAATTGCCCGCCACTAAACTTGTTTATGATGTATGCCATTTATCGCTCCCCTACATATTTAACTATTAAGATACAAATATCCATGCGCCCGTTATAATCTGAAAAGTTTTAACTGTTCTAGACACTGCTAATCCAGGTGCTGCAATGGTTGCTGGTGTGAAACTAATGTTATTCAATCCAAACGCTGTTCCTGTTGGTGTAACAAATTCCGTCGATGATGTTGACAGCAACGGATTAATATCTAAGTTAGTGGTACCGTTAACCAAGAACGAACATAAAACTCTAGCTATTGTACCGTTGTTATATTCGACTACTGGTGCTATTTGCTCCAATAATGCGGCAATACCTGCATTAGAAATTCCGTCTGATATATCCATACTAAGCACAAGATTTCTAGATCTAACAGTATTATCAACGTAATTTTTAGTTGCTGCATCTGTACTTGTAGTAGGATCAGCAACACTTTTAATCCGCTTACTTCCTAAATTTAGGCCGCCTGTGCCGTTAATTGTTAGTGTTAGATCAGTATTAGATGCTGTAACTTCGATTGCAGCATCATTAAAATATAAACTATCAACTGTTAGCTGAGTTTGTGTACCGAAACTAGTAACGCCTGGAATACTGGTAATGCCAGCTCCTAACGAAGTTCCTGACAAAACTGTTACTCCGTCAATCTTAAATTCTTTTCCTGAAGCTAAATTAATGTGATCAGAGCTTGTCCACGCTTGACTAGCCAGTGCTGGAATAGCATCATTATAACCACCCGAAATAGCTTCTGAACTAGAAGCCTGTGCTGTCTGTCCAACATCGTGCCATAAAAACACATGGCTAGATGCCCCTTGTAAAACTAGGCCACCACCGGCGGCATTAGCATCAAAGGGAGTTACTCCTGTCTGTTTTGCCAGTACAATATTTTTATCTTCAACAGTCATTACACTAGTGTTAACTGTGACAACATCGCCGTTCACTGTAAGATTGCCTTGAATCGTTAAGTTTCCACCAATGTCTACTTCACTTGTAAGATATCCGTCATATATATTAACTGTTCTGGTATCGGCACTAATTGCAATTGCTTCTTCAGCAATAACATCTCGACGAACGTTAAAAACCATCTGCTTGTTAGATGCAATATTAGCAATAATTAAATTACCATCTTGTACTTGGAATTGTCCTTGGTTGGCATCACCTATAATCAAACCTAAATTTGAAGAAACAATAATCTGTCCGTTAATAATGTTTGACGTGTCATTTCGAACATATAAGCTAGCAAGTTGTCCTCCTAACTTTTCACTGTTAGTTGCAGTCACATTAAACTTTAGGCCAGCTAATGTACTTGCATTAAATCCAGGAATAATACTACCGCTAAATCCATCTATTGGAAGTTTTGGAGTAAATGCATCTTTTGAGAATATACCTATTAGAACTCCGTTGGTATACAAGTAGGTAATTACTCGACTTTGATTCAACGAGTCTAATATATTTGCCACACGTAATCCGCTAACCCCTTGACTAACAGAATAATCAGGGCCAAGCAAAATAGTGTTAGTACCATCAAAGAAATATAATTGTTTATCATACTGGTACAAACCCTGTTCCGTTATAAACTTTTAATTTTGATTCGTTAGCATCAAACCAAATTTGTCCTCTAATAGGACTAGATGGTTGCGATGTACTAGAAAAATTTTCTAAAATTTTAATAAAATTTTCGTTTATAGATTCGCCAAAGCCGCTATAATTTTTTCCAATAAGTGTAATATCTGTTGATAGCTCATCAACTTGGCCGTCTGCAACGGTAGCTAATATTGTTCCATCAGTTTTATTAAGTGTATATGCCATTTGTGTTTACCTTAGAATGCTGGTGGACCAGATCGAATAATATAATTTAATGTTAAAAACGGATTCATAACACTAAATTCTTGACCTAATGTTCCAGCAGTTTTAATGCCGCCTGATGTTGGAATATACTGACTTTGTCCAACAGTTGTAGGACCTTTATCTGATAACGATCCTGTATCGCTTGGAATTGCGGTATCAATTCGTGTGGCGTAATATTGTTGTCCCGTAGACCCTTTCATATTATGTTCATGATCAGGTAGATTTGAAACTGTTAAAATATTTGAACTTTGTCCGCCACCGTCGCCTAGGTTGTCAGGTGCTGTACCAGAAACCCTATCAACGTTTCCGCCTCCAGCGTCAACATATCCTCCTAAGGAATTAGGAACAGTTCCAGCATTATCCATGTTGTCTTTACCTAGAGGAAATCTGCCTCTTAGGTCAGGTATTCTAAATGTACCAATTCCAACTAAAGGAATAGCACCGTTATATGTAGTTCCTAACACATCAAATAAGTCACTGAATTTAGTTCTTTCAACTTCACTACCATCGCATAACAAATATCCGTAAGGTGCTTCTGCACCAGCATACGGCATAATTCCCCCAATGGGAACTCCTAGATCGGCAACAAACGTATCTCTAGTCTCTTTGATAAGACCCGATCCTGGTCTGTATACCAATACAGTGTCTGCTTTTATAGATATGTTTGGAAATGGCTCATCCTTACTGCTAATTAATCCCGAAGTAAGAGTTGTTGTAAAAGTTTTTGTGTTTCCGCCTACTTGTCCGTCAAACTGTAAATTTGGAGCTGTAACATCTCCTTCCATTTTAAAAGTTGTAACAAATTTCAAGTTAGTAGCAGTAGATGCATTTCCTACAATATTTCCTGTAAGAACACCTTCAATTGTTTCGGCTATTAGTGTTTTTGTTCTAACTGTGTTCCAACGTTTTAGCGGTGTTCCGCTGTCATAAAAATCAGTTGTAGAAGGCTGTAAATTGTCAACTTCACTAGTGCCAGTTACCTTGACTCCGTCACCTACTAATAAATTTTTACTAATTGCTGCGCCGCCTGCTGTTCTAAAAGTTCCATTACTAAAATTACTACTCGGCGTAGTATCAGTTAGAATTATTGCACCGTTTGTTTTAATGTTGCCGTCAACATGGAGTGCTTCTTCTGGAGATAGTATGTTAACACCTACTGTGTTTCCAATTACACGAAGCACTGTAGACGGTATACCATCTTTGTTAATCTGTAGATCGATACTACTACCAGAAGAAGAATTATAAATTTTAGAAGCTATTTCAGAAGTAGTCAAACTAAATGTACCGTCAACTCCTAATGTGATGCCTTGATTATTTCTAACATTGATTCCGTATTCAGTAGTATTGATAATATCAGATCTTAAAAATTTATTTGCAGGAATTTCAACGTCTGCAACTACTAAAGATTCTGCAGACGTTGCTGCTCCGTAAATTTTTGTAGGAAATCCGCCAAGCCCTACATCATTTTCTGTTATATTAAGACCCGATTTGATTGTGACAAATCCGGAAATAGATATTTTAGGTGTAAAGCTGTCTTTACTAAAGATGATAAGCGGAATGTCTTCAATGTAAAATATTAAAATAACTTTAGATACGTTGTCAGAATCAATAACTGCTTCAACAATAGGTCCGCTTCTAAGACCTGTAGAAAAATTAGGTCCTACTAAAATCCAACGTGTTCCTGAATATACATACAACTGTTGGTTAGTAGTATCTACCCACAGCTCGCCAACTTTACTTTGTTCAGTAGCTGGCTCAACTCCGCTTTTCTGAATATTACTTGCAGCTTTCCATGTAGTGCTATCCCATATCTGAAGTATCCCATCGGCAGTATTATACCACAACTGTCCTTCTACAGGATTTGCTGGTTGTGATTCTTTGGCAAAATTTTCTAACAATGCTAAAAAATTTTCAGCGATCGTTTGTCCGTATCCTGTAACATTTCGTCCTGGAAATGTTAAACTGGTATCAGTACTTGAAGTATTATCATAAACCGTTATGGGCAGTTTATTATCTTTATCGGTAAAATTAACAATATATGGCATCTGTTATACCTCTGTGAAGCTGGTCAAGCTCTGAATTCGAATTGTATAATCAATCTGTAGTAGTCTGTTCAATGACTTTTGCACAGGGTGAAAGATAACATGTGTTAATAGTTTTCCATTTCCATTAGGACTATAAGATTTCAATCCTAGCTCGTCAAATACAAAATTACCACTCATATCTTGACTGTTATCAAATGCTTCCTGTCCGTCAGGCTCGCCATAGTCTAAGATGCAACTGATTATTACATCGCTATAAGTTGCGCCACTAATATGCCTAATTTCCATTTTATTTCTAACAGGATCTACGTTTTCGGCAGCATTTTGATCTACTACTTTGCTAAATGTTTGATTGTAAAGACTGGTATTAATACCCACAGTGTTAGGTGTTAAGTAGGTAATAAGTCCTGTTGGATCAACGTTTGTGCCTCCATTGCCAAATACCATTTGATAAATTGTGCCCTGGCCTTGATTTGAGAGGCTATTAACCATGGCCACGCTCATGTTTTCGTAATGAATTGCATTCCGCTTGTCAATAAAAACTTCTCCGCTTTGCGGATCAAAGATTTTTATATGCCCTTCGAAGTGAAAACCACCAACTTCGTCTGGCATTTTATCAGGAACTGTTGATTTTTCTGGTGTATTTGACATATTAGTTTCTTCTTGGTTATTCATAATAGTGTATTTATTCGGGCAGCTCAGTGGTCTTTACAGCAATGAAACTAGCAATAGGTGTGTTGTTAGACAACAACGTAATGCCTTTACTGGCTGCAAATTCACTTTTCTCATACCAAATTTTTCCTAATTTTCTAATGATTGTTATTCGAGTTCCTGCAGGTACTGAGTCAGTTAATCGAATATATGCAGTTGTTCCGTTAACTGAAAATTCAGCTTCTTGCATAATATCAGCACCAGGGCTGCTAGCGCCGTTATCTTCTTGATAGGCATCTATAGGATTTTTACGTAGGCGCTTACCGCCCGCAAATACTTCTATTTCGTCGCAAGGACCAAAATTAGATGGTATCGATTCTCTGTACCAATTATTTCTTGTAGATTGGCGAGGAGTATAATCTAGTGGTCCAATCAATATTGTGCTACCGTCGCTGATAAAGTTGGCTTTCTCTTGATTTTCGGTATAAGGAAGAGTTTCGGTTGCACCAACATCGACTACAAAACTACCTGTTAGATGTAATTCGGCAATTCCTGTACCTAAACTTCCACGTCTTAATTGAGATAGAATATTTCCATTCTTTTCAAAATATTCAATTCTTTCATTATTAATAATAACAACTCCAGGAATTCGTCTACTAAAGATTGGAGTTGATAATTTATCAGCGTTTGAAACTTCTATAGATGTATCAAAATAATTTAGATCTTTAACTAATTTAACTTCAACATCTCTAGAATATCTCTTATAATGATAGTTGTTTAACATATCCTTAAATATTTCAAATGCCCTATTACTTGAATAAATTACGTTACTAAATTGTACAATTTTAATAGTGTCTGTAGATAACGACTCTTCAGTTAGATAAACAATAGAAGACCGCGATAGTCTATAATCTGCATCTTTAGTTAAACGAATTCCATTCTTATATACCCAAACATAATTAACATCTAGAGGATCCCTTGGCAGTTTGTATTGCAATTTACCGCCTTGGTATTCGTCTGAAATAATATTCATTGTAGAATATTGGCTAAACCATGTTATTTGAATATCATCGTTAACCTCTAGATCAACACTATTATCTAATATAATATTTCCATCAACAATTGAATATTTTGATCTAACGTTAGTTTCAACTCTGATTATATCGCCTAATTCTAAATTTGAAGAAGGGATATTAATTAAATTGTTGTTTCCGTTATAGGTAAAGTCAATAACAAATTGTTGTTGAACATTATTAATGTATACTTTGACATTTCCAGAAGTAATAGTTCCAATTGTTTCTGCAGGATCAACACCCACTGATATATTGTTATTAGTACCGTCATATTCAATATAGGTAGTATCAACTCCTTGAAGATATGTACCATTAACGTTGACTATAATTGAGGCAGCTGCCGACGATTGTTCTAAATTAACAAAATTATCTAATGCTATGGTCCTAGTACTTCCATCATACGGAACTGTTTGTTGATTAATTCGAATAAAGGAAGAGTTAAACGAATCTGCACCTTCGACTGCACCAAAACAGATAATTTTTACAACTTGTCTAAATGCAGGAGTTAATCCGAACTGTATCATTGTTTTATTTTTAGTATCAATAAAATCTGAACTGTTGACAAAACCAACGTCTATAGCTACTCCGTCTACAGTCACTAAAACTATTGATGTTTGATCGTATGCAGCTTTGGTTAAAAATAAGTTAGTTTCACCGTCTGCTACAAATTCTTGATAATCTAGTAATCCTATACCGCCTATACCCACAGCAATAATTTCAATAACATCTCCCAACGCTGGTGCTAGATTAAATTCAATTTCATTTTCAACAAAATCTATGGTGTAATTTATAGTACTATCACCAATATATTCTTGTTTAACTTTATTAACATATACCATTACCGACGTTGCTTCAAAGATGGATAATCCTATTGTAAATCTAGTTCTGACACCATCTCCAATAATAACATTATTTTGTATTGGGGCTGCACCCGGATTGGTTTTATTAAATACCTTGATACTTAAACTATCAAGTACTTGGCCTGGAATATTCTCTTCGGGTGCCGGCACTTGATCTGGACTGATAAATTTTTCTCCGTCTATAACTATTTCTTCTGGAGTTAATCCAGCGGCAGTTACATATGCGCCATTAATGTTCGATAACGATCCGCCGCTAATTCTTGTATCTAATAAATTTACATCACTAATAACAACAGAACCGTCACTTTCTAATTTTCTAAAGATTAGTGTATCTCCAGAATTGGTACTTAAATATCGATGGACTTCAATTATATTTGTAGATCCATCTCCAACGAATGTTGGCATTTCGGCGTTGGGATTAGTTGCTACACTAGAATCCCAGCTAGGAGTATAATTAGGATCATCAATTCTAATCGGACGTTGATCTCCAACTCGTTTAATATAGATCGAAATAGGTTGGTTGTTTTCTGGTGTATAAGGTAAGACAACAAATGTTGTGCTACCATCTGCTACATAATAAAAATCATTACTAGATTCTACACTATCCCAACTGTCTGTGAACCATGGCAGAGCATCCCACCCGCCAGTAACATCAAAAGTTGTACCTTGCACCTGTACACCGCCAAAGTCAACTCCGGTCATTAATTGACCAAGATCATTACCTTTCATGCCGGCTGTTGGTTGATAAAATTTACGTATTCTATCTATGCTATTAAACAATTCAGTATTTTTTTCATAGTTAATTACAATTACGTCCCCTGCATTTGGATTTGTAAAAAATTTCAATTTACCCTTTAATAATTCATACGTATCTATTGTTGAAGTATATAGACTAATTTCATATTCATTGGTAATTACTAACTGATTGTTTTTAACTACTGTAATTTTTCCTTTATCTCTAGTTGGAGCATAATTTAGATCAAATATTGAACTATATCCCGTAGCAATAAAAGTTTGTGAATATTCAAAATCATTATAAGTACCAATTTTATTTGTTCTATCAAACTTCATTGTTAGATCAAAGGATCTAACAGGTGTGTCGCCAAGAACTGCTACAGCTCTAGCAATATTAATTGATGTTCCGTTGCCGCCTACTAATGATACTGTTGGAGTTTGTGTATAACCACTACCATTAGTAATAACTCTAATTCCAGACACTCGACCATTAGATATAAATGCTTGGGCCGTAGCACCAGTACCATTACCTGTAATTAATACTGTTGGCGGAGTGCGATAGTCAGCGCCTGCGTTAGCAACTTCAATTGCTACTATAGAATATCCATTGTTGTCAAACCACGACTTCCATGGATATTCACTGAATCTATTATAATATTGATTTACTGGTAATATTTTACCGTCTCTAACAGAATATGCAGGTGGTAGATCAAAATCAGATACCGCTGAATTAGAAGACTCAGTTTTAGTATATCGACTAGTGTATTCTCTAATGCTGGTTCTATAGGGTTTTACTTCTTCTATGTATTGTTGAAAACTTTCTAAATTATCGTTTTTATAGTTGGTCTTCTGTTCGAGATCGCCCACATTATGAATTGCATTTAAGAAACTTGTCTTGAATGCCCAATCAATATAAGTCTGTTCAGAGAACGCATATTTTACCGAAGAGAAGAATAAATTGTTCCATTCAACTCTTAGGTCATCAACAAATATATTTTCTTTTGCTGCTTGTAAAATAATTCGTAATTCTTTAGTTGGTTGTAAATCATACAATGCTGCATCATAAGAACCGACATTGTCATAACCAAGGCTGTTAATCAACCGATTATAAAGAGTATCGGTAATCCGTATTGTGCCATTTTGACGACCAACTAAATTATAATTTCCAAGCAGATTTCCGTCACCTTCTATTGTCTTTTCTAATATTACCCATCCGCCATTGCCATATTCTTTAACTCTGATTAGATCACCCACAGAAAGATCTAGAGTTGGTTCTTGGTATATATTAGTAATTTCTTTAATAATTCTAGAATTTATAGAATATCCTAATTTCCACCAATCGATAAATTCCCAATAAATGGTAGTATCGTATCCTTGAGATTTACTACGATAAAAAATCTTACGTTGTTGATCCCAAGCATATATACTCCAAAATCCGTTTAATGTAGAATCGTTTCGCACCAACACAGAGAACGGTCTAATTTTTACGATAGCTGTTGTATATTTTTTTCCTTTAGACGTTAATGTAATAGAATTTACTTTACCTTGTGCGTTTAAAGTAATGAATGCTTTTGCTCCAATTCCGTCGCCTTGAATTTCAATATAAGGAGCTGTTCGGTATCCAAACCCTGCATCTGAAATATCAATGGTATCAATTTCACCATTAATAATATTTGCGGTAAATTCTGCCTGACGAATTTTTACTGTTCCTACTTGTTCCAAATCAATATAGGTATCCACTGCTAAATCATATTGATTTAATACTTCACTAGGAATAGGATCAAATTTGTTAAGATTACTAAAATCAATCGTGTCAGCAAAAGGTCTAGTTATTAGTACAGAATTAATATTGTCAATTGCAATCTTTAATGCCTTATCTCTATTAACAAACATGCTTTGTCGAGGCCTAAAACTTAGTCCTTGTTGTTTCTTAACTGGCAATTTAGGATCAGGAACTGCATTTCCAGCTTCGTCTGATCCTACTAAACTGTCAATCCATTTCTTTTCTAAGTATTCAGAAGGCAGACTGTCGGCAACTCCGCTAGTTAATAATTGATACTCTCTATGAATTGGTGTTAATTGTTTTTTATTTTTAGTATATTCAACATTTATCAGTGCTGTATCTGTTCCAATAACTGCTGGGAAATTATAGGCTAAAAATTTGTCTGTTCCTAATATCCCTACAAACGGAATTCCAGACCCAATTGGGTTATTAATAAAATCTTCAATTGCTGATGCTGAAATTCGTCTATTTGGATTATTAGCAGGGAGCAGTGTCTTTGAAGAAACCCAATAGTAATACAATGTTCCAGTAGTTAATCCTGTGTTTGGATTGTACAAAATCTTAGTATTGTAAACTGTATCGTCAGCAAATTTTGGTTGGCCGGAAATACCTTCAACTAATCCTTCTACAGTATCGGCAAGCAAACTCCACTCCGATGGCAATAGTACAGATTCTACCCATTCGTAGATATCAATTGAAGAGCCTTCTACTTGAGAATTCCAGTTTCCTATTCTATAGGAAAAATCATCCTGCTCATAATTTATAAATTTAACTGTACTTAAATCCCACCAAATTTTTCCAACATTTTTTTCAAACCACGGTTGTGATTCATCAACTACTTGGTCGTCAGTACCCAACATGTATATTGCAGGATCGTAAATTGTTTTATAGGAAATTTCTTGTTCAGCAACTCCTAATATTTTAAGTTTAAAACCGTCAACAACATCAAGGTCTGTGATTTTTTTATTATTGACATTATCATATAATTCAATATTTTGCAACAAGTCAACATCTACTAAAGGTGTTTCTTGAGAAATTACATTGAAACTATTTGTTTCGGGTGATTTTTTAAACAGTCTAACCATACCAACTGCTACACCTTCTACTTGATAGGTAGGAGATCCTACAACAATTACAGAACTGGTACAATCGATAGAATAGCCAAACGACTCTCCAGAAACTAACTCAGCCTCTAATTTTTCAACTAAGAAATATCCCTGATCTTTTCTCTCATACACATAGACTTGTCCAGGAAATCCTCTAGAAGAAGAGAACGAGGTTCTTCTTCTATCAAATGTTGTACCATCGGTAAAATATGCATCAACAGCATATCCGGCATTTTTTGCTCCAATTACAATTCGTTCAGTTGCAGCACTGATAGAAACACTAGAACCAAAATACTCGTTTGTAAAATATTCGTAGCTTTGTAATTTTTGTTTTAGCCTAAATTGAGTAGCATCCCGTTTGAAAACATATGCTGCTCCTTGATTCTGTTTGTTAATGTCTGCTAAGGGACTACTTGTTACAATAGTTGTGCCCGATGCATCAATATCGATGGCAAATCCAAATTGGTCCCCCGATCCAATAATCCCAGAATTCGTAGTATCGTTTATATCGCTTAAAGAATCAGCGGTAATTGTCTGTGTTAGACTGTACAAATCATTTGAATTTCTTTCGTAGATGTAAATTTTACCCGTAGAAGGAGATGCACTATCTCCTACATTTAACCAAGGTAATCCATCATCTGGAAATTGTCCAAGACTTGTAATAGATGATGTTGTTGCGTCGGTTAATCTATGATAGCCGTTTTGATATTTTACAACATCACCTTCTTTATATTCTTGATAAACATTCCAGTCGCCTCGGTAATTGGCAAAATATTGACCGTCACTATTTGGTGCGCCAACAACTAATAAACGTCCGTCTCTACTCATAGTAAGAGAAAAACCAAACTGATCGCCTTCTTTAACTAATTCGGCTAACTGCGTTGAACTTAGTAATCCTTCTGCTAGGGTAGAACCGTCATCATCCATTGCAATATTTGTTGGCAACGAACATTGCGTAGAAATAGGATCTAATTTTTTCCAATCACTTGACTCTAAGGATAACTTCTTCCTTTACCAGTATTTGGTCCTACTGCAGGATTACATAATGACCCTAGAGCAGATACTGCCATATAATATGTTGTTCCAGAAACACCAATAGTAATTGCTGAACCAAATTCTTCGTAGGCCGCTTGTCTTGGACTAACAAAACTGTAGGCAATTTCCCACTGTCCTTGACTGTATTTGTACAAGGATATCATTCCCTGGTCGGTGAATCCGTCGCCTCGGGCAGCAGGATTAGCGTTAACTATAGTTGCTGGCTTCCAATCGTCGCTGTTAAAGTTAATAGAACTACCGTCACCTAGATCAATGTTATCAATGGCTTCCCAAAGTTTTCCTTGATATAGCACAATCTCGCCTGCAAGATAACTTCTATATTGATACAATTCGCCTTGATATGCACTCTTTACTCCGCTGGCATTTGGAGATCCTACAGCTAACCACTTGTAATCCGGACTAACTGCTAATACTTTTCCAAACGATGTTCCAACCGCAGTTTCAAATCCATCGGGCGGTGGCACAATTTGTTTTAGGCCAATAACTTCACCAGAAGCCTTGGTTGTATAAATCATTACATAACCCGATCCCGGAATGCCTGTGGCAATTTGTTTTAGGTTATCAATATAGACTACCGATGTGCCAGTGCCCACAGGGGTTGTGATTCCGTATTCACTTAATTCGTAGGTAGTATACTGTTTGGTTTTTTCAATAACTTCCCATTTATCGGATTCATTTGCATCTACCCAAATCCTTGCTGAAAGAGATAACAATGAGGCCTGTTGCGGATCTAACTCTTGATAATTTGTTTTTCTTGCAACTGTAAAAATTCCAATAGTTGCCGATGTACTATCTTCAATCTCAGGTTCGTTGGTGCTAGTAGTAATTACTGTAATTGTTTTATTTGTAATTGCAGTAATTTTAAAAAAGCCTGTAAGATTAGCAATGTATTTTAAACCAACAATATCGCCGACTTTAAAATTGTGTAGTCGACTTAGTGTTAATTCTACATTAGAATCTATCTTTATTAAAGACTCTACTCGTAGTGCAACTTCTTGATTATATCGAAATACTGTCCAAGAATTATTATAAAACGTTATCCATATATGAGCATTTTCATAAACATCTGCAATGTTTAAATTTACAATATCGTCTATTGTTCTTACAACAAAATCAACATGATTTGTATTCACGTATCCTGCAGATCTAGTGACTCCGTCATAGTACGATGTGCGATTTAAATCTGTAGTAAACGGGGTAGGTGCGATTGTAAAATTTGAAGAATTAATTCTTAAATATTGATCTAGAACAACAGATGAATTTGTGCTGTAAGTTAATAGTATCGGTTGAGGATTTATTACAAGATTATCTTTTTTAATTTCAAATTCAAAATCATCTATCTGATTTGTTCCTCCAAATTCTCCAATTTTAAATGCCCATTCTTCTTTTAATACAACGCTGTCGTCTTGTGTTCTGCTAAGTTTGTCAAATACCTTAACGATAGCATTTGCAGTTCCTTTTTCTCTAATAAATCCTTGATATATTCTAAACTGACTAATTTCATCTTCTGCAATATTTTGCAAATATTCTCGTTGCTGATAACCAATTGCGTGCCTTGCAAGATCTCGTTGACTAGACCCAACGCCGTCGGTGTTCACTTCGTAATAGTCGCTAAACTGATTTATTTTATAATCAAAGTTAGGCACCAACGATTTACTAGGAGTAGAATCTAATTTTGACCAAAACGCATCTTGAAATTCTGCAGAACCCAACTGAGTTTTTTTGCTGGTCCAATTATAAGATTTATATGCAACAATATCGCCTAATTTATAATCTGTAAATGGTTGCCAAACATCAATATTAACATTGTCAAACAAGAATCCAGGACTGGTGTAATCACCGTCCCAGTCAACTGTGCGGAATCCACGACTCTTAATTCGTTCCTGACGATAACCAGTTGGCTTGTCATAGAGTATGTCGTTAAACACTGTTCGATCATCAAATACTACTACATGCTCTTTAAGTACGAAGTGCATTCTTAAAAAATATATTCCGTCTGTAGTATTTGTAGTAGATACTACGATTTCTTGAAAGTCTCTATTAACATTAATAAATCTAGGCTGTAGAGGATTTCCGTCATTTTTCAAAACTTGGTAATCATAGAAACTGTCTAAAATGTTATCAACTACACCGATATTAAATTTAATTTTTATGTAAGTTGCTGAAGGGCTAAGTGTAAGTAAAGAATTTTCAGCCCAATTGTGCTTAGACCAGAACATAAATTCTTTAGCAGAAGTATACCAATCAAATGATGTTGAAGAATTTCTATCATATCCGTCAAATATAAATCCAACAGATTTAAGATATTCTTGATAGCCTAACAAGAAATCAACTACCTGTTGTATACTGGTTAATATAGTACCATATGACAGAGTTTTAAGTTTTAATTTATTAAAATTTCTTCTTCTAAATGCTTCTACTGCACCATTTAACGGCAACGACGGTAGTTGTTTCCAAATATTTAAACCGTTTGTGCTTTCTAAAAATTCAGTTGAGCTCGTATGGCTACTAAGACATCTATAGAATTTATCTTTAAATCTGCAAATTACACCGTTGCCGTAGAATGTGTTTTCAGTCCAATCTAAGAAATTTTCACTTAGACCGCCAACCGAAATTAAAGGATCAGATTGAGAATCAGTTGGCTGGTAATAGTAAAACAACGGAGTCGAATTGTCGTATCCTGAAATTTTCCATCCGGTATTAACTTTTTCTAAAATAACTCCGCTATAGGATAAATTGAAAATTGGCGAACTAACGTTAAAAATAATGTCATAATTTTCTGGCGGAATAAAAACACTATTAGATGTAGATCTAGGATTTTTACTATCTAAAATATATTTTTGTTGTTGCTGATCAACAAAACCAGAAATTCTGTTAGATAATTTTACATTTATGTTTCCAACAATATCTTCTAAGGTAGCTGTTGACGCAGCGGTACTTTTTAAATAGTTTGTAATATAAACTACTAATCCTGAAACCGGAGTGTCTGTTGTATTCTCATAGACAAAATCATTAAAAGTAGAAAATAAATTAGTTTTTAAATTTATTGTCTGACCTAGCTTGTTAGTTGATATAAATGATTTATTAAAATTATCAGTAATAAATTCAAAAGGTTTTAATAGGGCAAGAGCAGAAATTATTGCAAACGGCCACTCTGAACTTGTTCTCCAGGCTGCTTCAACTGGCGCATCGTCCCCTATTTTGAATGCTCCTTGATTATTGATCAAAGAAAAATTACCGGCCAATCCCGAATCTAACGGACTTAACAATTTGCCATCGCCATCTACAGGAATGTGACTCATGATCGATGGACGCTTGTATCTATCTCTAGTACCTGCTCTTTCTCCTTGACGAATAATACCGTCTCTAAGATCTTCCCAAAGAATTAGGTTATTGCTTGTATACGGGGCAGGACCGTATTCAGTTTCCCACCATAATGGTTTTTCACTAAAGCCTAACATTTCCCAAGGATTTGTGTGTGGCCTGTATGTATCGTAAAACCAACTATAAACACCTTTCCAGTATCCTGGCAAGTTTTGAGTGCCTGTTGGATCTACCATATTACTATAGGTATATGTAAAACTATTTTCACTGTCGAAATATAAATTGTTTACATAATCAATATTTGTTCCAGAAATCCAATTTAAAAATTCTGAAGAAATAATTTTATCTAATGCTGGTTTTCCATAGAGTGCATTTCCATAATATCCGCCTAGAATATTATCGATGTTGATTATAGACTCGTTATATTCTTGTTTGATATTGTTGTAAATTCGAGTTTCTAATTCTAATAAAACGTCATCTCTAAAATCGCCGTAGGCAATTGTTATGCTTCCGTCGTGTCCTTGAATTACTTCTTTTGGGTCCACATACGTATCGTCAACAAATTTTCTGGGAGTATATTTTTTATATAATCCCAACTTAGTTGGAGTCGGTGGTATAAAATTAATAGCCGTTGAAGTATATTCTCTAATTTGAATTACGTCTCCTTCTGTTAAATTAATCATTAAATTAACAAATCCAAATGTAGAATTAAATTCATAATCTCGATTTACTAATAATTGCTGATTATTAAAGTAAACGTAAACTGCCCGTGAGCTTAGGCTTTTTAGATCAAATTTTTCTGAAAGAGCAAATGTTTTAATTCCTGTATCTTCAACAGTATAATTTATAGTAGTATGGGCACCACTACCTATCATGTCAGATCCAGCAAAGGGTCTGTTGATATCTTGAGTTCTACTAATCTCTTCTAGAATAGAGTCTACAAAATCATTTGCAGTTTGATCGTAATATATTTCATATGCTAGAGTAATAAAATTATTTTTAAAATCAGTGTATGATTTTTTTGCATACTGAATAGATTTTATAATATTATTTTCTTTATTACATAATAGTGCAATAGATAATGGAGATGGACTTGAGTGTTTTAAAAATCTTCTTGTTAACGTTTGATAACCGCTAATATCTCTTAGATTATTCAATCCTGGAAATATTCCGGTAAAGTCTTCTAATAGTTCTAATCCTGTGGCTAAATGATCAGATGCCTGTCCTAAAGTAAATGTTTTTATTTTTTCGTTTAGGGGATTTTTTTCTAATCCCAAAGGAATTTCGTAATAGCCTGTGTTGGGATCAATGTCAGCAAACAGTTTAATTGCTACCGTATCACCTACTGTAAATTGTTTGTCAAATACAAATGTACCTGCGGTTCTAGTAAAACCCGATCGAACATGTACTCCGTTAAGATAAACTAGTATTTTACGGATGTCCTTATCGTCCAACAAATTCCAATCAACCATAGTTGTGGTAATTTCGTTTGTAGATTCTGTAATATCTACGCTGTCAATTATTGGTTGGATATAATTAGAATCTAGTGTGTTCCATGCATTAATAAAACTTCCATCATTATTAAATTTCAAATATCCTGTTGCAATTTCTTTAGAGTAATTAATGTTGTCAAGTTTATAGTTAAATGAATCTGCATCAATATTAAAATTAAATTGTATATCACCCACATTATCTATATTGAGATAGCTAATGCTAAATCCTAATTCAATATCCGTTGGTCCTGAACCAATTTTATAACTTAGAATAGGAGTTCCTACGAACGAGCTAACCGGATACGTTTCAGCATCTCCAAAACTAACTTCGTTATCATCAAACATATCAAATAGCGGTTCTTGATTTGTTGCAGTTTTTAATTGACTCTGAACCCAATCAATTCCGTTAAAATGATACATTACTCCTTTATTCTTTATACCTCGACGTATTAATACTCCGTCTCCGGCCTGAGTATCAACATTAGATTCGCGAGTTAGGCTAATTTGTTTAACATTATTGTGAGTAATAAAATTTACAATGTAAATTTGATTGTTAGCTAGCGTGTCGGTATCGTTGGTTATTAACAGTCTTGCACCATTGAATAGATATTCACCGTCAACAATATAACCTGTACTGCCTTCAATAACTGAAAATACATCAGTTGTAAAATCATCAACATAGTCAACAGCAGCTTTGGCAATTGAGCCATGATTAAACAACTGCAAATTAGGTTTGAATTCAATAATTGGACGTTTTGCTCGAGTTGTTTCCGGAGCATCAAAATTAGAATTATTTAGAGTATGGGCATAATCTAAAACTGCTCGATGATACCAACGATTGTATCGGCTCCAAGGGTTTGAATCTAGGCTAGAACGATTAATAGTAATGTAATCTTTCTTTCCAGGATATGCGCTAGCATCGTCAAATGGCTGTGTATCAAAACCGCCATTATCAAATAATATCTCAGGGGCAGTGTCTGAGAAGGTAGTAGACACAATTAGGTCGGCAACATTAGTTAAAGATATTTTTTCTCCTACACCCTCAACTACCCATTTGTTGTTAGACGTATTACTACTATATTTTTCTGGAAAAACTTTTCCAATAAAATAAACAATCATGCCATTACTAAAAGCTACGTTGTTGCTACTGGTATAGGTTGCTTTACCTAAAATTTCATTTTCTACATCAATTTTAGTATTTTCTTCTATATTAGTAATAATAATTCTACCAAATCTATTAGGATCTGTAAAACTTTGATAGTATAATACATCTGGAGCATTTAACGGAACTTCAAAAGTGATGGTTCCGTTTTCAATTCCTGAATTTGTTATACCCTTTGTATAATTTAATGCGGATGATGATACAGCGGTAAAATCAACAAATTCCCAGTCGTCGGTATTTTCATCAATGGTACTACCGTCGTTGCCGGTTATATTATTTTTTGCTTTCCATAATTTGCTATCAAAGACAACTAATTGTCCTTTAGAATATTGAAAATCAGGATTGTAAAGTAATGTGCCTGTATCAATTGTAGTTCTAAATAATAAAGGATTTCCCGGAACATTAACCTGAAACTTATATGTTTGTCCTCGATATAATGTTAAGGTTGGATTATTTGTTAGTCCGTCAGGAGTGAAGATATAAACGCTGCCCACACCGAGACCTACTCGATAGGTGCTAGTAATATTTTGAGCTTGGCCTAGAATCTTGATAGGGGGCGGTCCGTCTGGTGCCCAATAGTATTCTCTATAGTTTACAAACTTATCCCAATCTATAGGCGGTGACCAAGTATAATGTTCCTGAGCTGTAATTAGATCATCTCGCTCTTCACTATTATTAAAAAACTTTAATTGATTTTTAAAGTCTAGATAATCATAGAAATTTTTAATTTTGCCATCTGTTTCTACAACAACGCCGGGCTCTAATTGATACCGACTGCGCAAAGTTTGATCTGTGTCTAGATAGATCTCATTAGGTTTGTACGTTTTCCCGTATCTTTTGCCAATGTATCCTACTTTCTTTTCTAAGACACCCGGTTGAACCAACGGGTCTAGAGCTCCTGCAAGAAACTTTGAGTTTGCTTCAGTTTGAAAAATCTGAGGCAAGAGATCTAATGTCTTTCTTATAGGAAGTTGACTATCTGGAAAAAATTTATCTGCCATTTTTAATTTGTACTCGATATGATTTCATCAGAAGAAATTCTAAGTTCGGATGCTGAAAGAGAGGAAACGATTTCTATATCGTCCACTGTTGCTCCGCTGACAAAAATTTCATCTACTCTGCTTTGTATCTCAAATAAACTACCAAACGATTGTGTTAGCTGTCTTGGAAGAATAGCAATATTACTAATATTAGGAGAAACAGTATTAACAATATAAGTTATCAGTTCGCTAACATAAAATTTATCTCCAAAATCCCAATTATTAATATCAAAAAATTCATTTATTGAATTAATAATCCTAACTTTTAAATCGTTATCATTGATTAATCTGTTGGTATTTTTTACCACTTTAAATTTTGCCTGCAACTTTACGTCTGCCGTAGGCCCAAAAAGAACTTTATAAGTTACAGGATGATATATAATTTCGTCACTAATAGATTTTATCAAATCTAAATTAGAACCAAAACTTATTCTCAGACTATCACTATTTGGTGCTTCGGGTTCAGTTCCAACTCCTGCTAGATAATTTCTAAAAGCGGTATTATAACTTCTTGTTAATAGGTATACATCTATAATATTACTAGAACTTGGATCAATTCTTCGATCAACGTTGGCATTGTGTACGTACTGAAATTTCAATCCAGCACGACCAATATTTGCTTGATAGGTACTTTCTAATATCAATGTATTTGTTGTTCTATCTACTCGCTTTATAACATTTTCATCGCTGTTATAAAAATATATTAAATCTCCGTTATTATAATTGTTAACGTTTACTAGACTTTCTTTCTGAACAATAGTAATATGATTATCACTGTTATCTACATATTCTTTTATTGTATTTCCTGCAATATCTGTAGATTGTTTAAAAAACAAATAATTGAGAGCTAGATCAGTTCCCACAATCTGTTCAAATGCTTCAGGATTATCAATTACTCCGTCGTCATCGGTATCAGAAAACGCTATTTTTAGTTCGTTGGTACTTTGGTATCCGTCATCGTATTTTATCGTATCACTAATTTCAAAGATAATGTCTTGTTTTAACGGACCTAATAAATTACTATCAGGATTTATACTTAACACATTAACTTGATCTTTTATTACGTTGCCTGTTTTACTGTCATAAGTTTTTTGCGCTGAATCAAAATAAAATCTGTTTTCTTCAAGGCTTCCAAATATATAATCAAGTCCACGAATTCTTACAAAATATTCGTCTGCTTCTTTAATGAATGCAATAATCCAAGACGAATCTAAACTGCTGTTAGACGTGTCTCCCGATTTACCAAGATTAAAATTATCTAATAAATTTAAATTGGCAGAGGTAATTAACTTCCATGACGATTCAATTATAGAATACCTTAATCCAAAATTTAAATTTGAAAATAACAAATTTGTCATTTCTAATTCTAATCCCGCAGTTAAATTTGAAACAAATTTTGGAATAATTCTAGTTGCAATTGCACCTGTAGGAATCACATCACTGAACTGAACTGGACCTAATCCTGTACTCAATACACCTCTACCGGCATTAGTACCATCTCCAACTACTTTAATAATCTTAGTCCATAATAAATTAGTTTGTTCTGGATCAGAGGCGTTGGTATCTACTAGTTTGCCTCTTTTAAAAGATTTACCTTCTGGGGCTGTGAATTTAATCAATGCTTCAGAATTTGCATATTTTAATGTACTTGTGGTATATGTTCCCACTTTTAAAATTGTAGAATCTATACTATTGTAAAAATAACCTGTAGAACTATTAACGTCGGTAGTTAGTTGAGTCCATCTGTAATTAATATCTGTAAACAAAATTTTATCAAACTTAGTTAGATAAAAATTATAGATATCTGTTGCGGTAAAAATTGGTTCAATGCTATTTTTAATAAAATTAATAATATCGATTCTATTAGAATACTTAAAGGCCAGTGATCTTTCTATTTCATCTTTGTAGATAAGGCCGTCTGAAGCAAAAACATTAACATTTGAATATTTTCCGCTGGCATCAATTAGATCAAAGTTTCTGCTTATTCCGCTTGAAACTCGATTGATAGCTTTTACTTTTAATATATTTTGTGAGGAAGAAAGTGGTGCAAGATTATAATCTTCACCGGTAATCATTCTATTTTGTGTGTAATATTGTGCTGGTGCGTTTTGTCTAATTGATGCTACTGACTCTGAGGCCGACGACGAACTCACTGTATATTTTAAACTCAAAGTTATTGTTAGTGTATGTCTTACTCCAGACTTATTAATATAAGGAACAGCTATACTAATTCCTCGCATTTCGCTAGGCGCAATTTGATAAACTAGGCCATTGCTAATCCTGTAATAGACTCTAAATGCACCAGAGGGCAAATTTCCGTAAACACCATCGGAGAATGCTAGGTCAACTCTGTCATTTTCTTTAGTGATTACCGAATATATATTTCTAATGTTGGATTCAATACTGTTATAAGAAATATTGTTTCCTATCAAAGACGATACCTTAGTCCATTCATTTAACTGTGCGCCTAATGAGTTTAATGAGTACAGCCAAATATCGTCATTATTGATATTGTTACTATCGATGGCTATTAATTCGTTAGTTGTAGGTACATCTATTGAAAAATCTGCAAGTTCTAAACTGCCTTGTTTAAACATTAAGAAAAATCCAGTGTTTGAACTAGTGCCGCCTTTTCCATCATTCCTATATACAAATCCTAGTTGATTACCAGGTACTGGTGGTTCTTCATACAATTCTTCTTTGCCTTTGAACCCTGTACTAACTAATTCAAACGTCATACTTCTTCCAGCAACGATCTTTGTAAATGTAAAGATTGGCACATCGGTTGATGCTGTTCTAAATCTATATTGGTCTGTAGCAATGTCGTCAATTACAGATGTGCCTTGACTACGACCAAACACTGTATTATCAGCCATTGATGCATTTAATACAGTGATAAATTGTTCAGCCCAGTTAGAATTAGTAGGGTCATTCCACACAATAGTCTGTTGAGCAAGATTTTTTCCGTTGTTGTCTAGAACCGATTCGGTAGTGCTTACAGTATCAAACTTCAATAACCCTTTAGATGCGATATTTCTTTTGGCATTATAACTAAGCATTTTTGCAAGACGTAGAACACTTTCTTTGCGTTCGGCTAATTCAATAAAGTTTTCTCTACTGGCTAGGTCTATACGAAAAGCAAGACTTTGTCCTAAAAATGCAATTGCATCAATTAGTGCTAGATATTCAGAACTTTCAATGTAGTCGTTAAAATCTTCAGGATAGTTTTCACGGAAATAGGCAATAATAACTCTACGAAGATTTTCAAAGTCGTAGCTTTTGAAGTCAGCACTTTTGAAAGTCTGATAGATTCTAGTCCAATCTTCATTTAAGATTAAGTTATTTTGTCTAGAGGTTGTGGTCATATTTTTCTATCCTATCGTGTATTTAACTAAAAAATAAAGTGGTCAGTTTATAAGTTTATTTTCTCTATCGAAGTTAAAGGACATGCGTTCGTTGATGTTAAAAGGAATATATGTTATATCTGCTTCTATTCTAATTCCCATATCAGTGCTGTCAATTAACACTCCGTTGATAGCAATCCTAGGATCGTAGTTAATAATTTGTTCAACATCTTCTGTAATTAATTTTTTTACTTCTTCTGTGAATTGTTCAAATAACAAATCCCAAATAACTGTTCCAAAGTCTGGATTCATTAATTTCTCACCTTTACGAATATAAAAATGATTGATAATGTCCTGTTTTACTAAAGCAATATCGTTGAGTTTAAAAGATGATTTTGATTCTTGAGAACTAAATCCTTTATAGGTAAATGCAGAAGTATTGGCGTTTCCAGCACTAGCAGTCATCGACGCTACTGATTTTTTATTATATATTTTTGCCATTTTTATGTTTCCCTATCAGTGTTGGTTGGCGTTAATTGTTTTGGAGCTTGGTTTTCATGCAATGTCCACGGTTCGTGCATTGGTATCCGTTTCATTATACTTGTTGCAGTTCCTGTTTGATATCGTTTTTTATTGCCCCACTGTCCGCTAGAACTAGTTTTAGGATTAACGTGTGTTTTCAGTGGCGAGGCAGGTGCTGCTGCTACTGCTAGTCCGGAATTTAAATTAATATTACCGCCGTCAATATTGGTACCTGATGATTTAATGTTAGTTGCTCCGCCTGAAGATAACTTGGTACCCGATCCGGACACTAGATCAAATCCAGCTCCTACAGTAATTTTACCGTCAGCGGCAGCAATTATATTCACGCTTCCAACTGATTCTAATTGCATTTTTCCACCGGCAGCTTTTATGTTAACATTTCTACCTGCTTCAAAATTAATGTCTCTGTCGGCTCTAAAATTTAAATCGTTTTCAGTATGGATGGAGATGCTGTCTTCGGCATAGATGTCAATTTTACCGTTGCTGGTTAATTCTATCCATGTAGTACCTTTAGAATTTCCAATGTAGATCAAATCTTCACTATTGTGCATCAACAGTTGATGTCCAGTACGTGTTCGTATTCTAACATATTCGTTGTAAGGAATATCGACGTTGCCTTTTTCTTTCTTGCTAACATCAGCATATGACACAGGGCCTTCGCCTGCAGGCGTTTTTCTAATATATCGATCGTCGCCGTCATCCATTACTAGGGTAGTCCCACCTAGTCTACTTGCAGGTAATTGCACAGGACTTTTGCTTTGAGAGCTACCAATAAATTGTTTCTTAGCATTTGTGCTGCGGTCAAACGGTCCGGGGGTGCTGATACCAAACACTGAATTAGGAATCATACGTCTACTACTAGAAGTAGTAACTCCGCGGACATCATCTTCTAAGAGGCCCTGTTTAAGAAATCTATCAGCAATAGGATGTATGGCTTTTTTAATTTTTTCAGTATTGGTGCCTTTTTCAAGCGTGTTTGCTTTCCTGTTCATTTCCGCTACAGGTAACGGTTGTGTTGTATCGTATTTCTTTTTTTGTTCAGGCGTTGCTGCAAACTCAGATGCTCCGCTAATTGCCGGCATCATTTGATTCATAAATCTACTAGGAATACATCCTATAAAGTATCCTTCTGATACTTCACCATTGATAAAAGCCACTAAAACTGTAGTTCCTATTTCCACTGTAGGAAACCACATGCCATAGGCCTGTTGAGTATCGTGAAAATCAGTTAAATTAAGACCCATGTTTTCATAGGCAGTAATACCATAAAAAGGGCTAGCGTACTTTACCGGATATGATTGTCCAGTGTCTCCAATGTCATTTCCGTTTTCTCTAAGCAAGGTAACTTCTAATCCGCACATGAACGATGGATCTAAGTAGCTTACAACTTTAGCCAACAAAATGCCAACAGGTAATTTTTTGCCTCCTGGCCTTTCTGGTGAACGTTTTTCTTGTGCCATGTTATGTCCTTGTTAACTACTTGTTTTTATGTTTGTCATTATATTTTAATGCGGGCTAATGCTGCCGCACCTACATTATTACCAACAGTTGCTGATATGTTTTGTGCTTGTTCTTCGCTTTGACCAGAGGCACGTGCCTGTAGATAAGCTGATACTCTAGCTTCTTGTTGCTCGGCTCTAAGGTCAATGTTAATAGTTCTTCCTGTTCCGGCAGCGGCAGCTTCTTCTCCGGGAATGCCTACACCTGTTGCTGCACTTGTTGAATTACCGCCGGCGGCATTTGCTCTCATAGCTGCTCCTAGGTCTGCATCTTCTTGATCAGCTGCATTATCAAACACACTAGTTTTAGGTTTCTCTTCTTTTGTTGTATCGTACATAACACTGTTTTCTCCAGCAATCTTAACTTGACCTTCATAATCAATAGACTGAAAAGGTTGACGGGCTAAGTCTAATGTTTGTGTAAATACCCCTCCTGAGAATTTATTCTCTACGGATTTCACTTTATAGATACCACTAAACGGTGTAGGTTTGCCGCTGTTGGGAAAATTGTATAGGCCGCCTTTTCCGGTAGTTCCTAAGTTGGGCTCAACTGGATTACGCCATGTAATATAGATAAAAATTTCACTGCCTTCCCAATTCATTGCACCGTCTGCTTTTATTTGACTGTTAGGTCCATATTCTGCAAGATAATTCGAGTTAATTCCGCTGTCCGATAAAAAGTAAAGATCACCCAATATATCCATTTTTACATCTATCATATCCATAGATCTAGTAAACGATTGGTTAAAGTTATCGGCTACCATTTGCTCAACTGTCTTCTCTCCAGTAGCTGAAGCAAACGATAACAACGGATGCGGCTTCACTGGTGCTGAGCCATTTACAGAAGTCGCACTAGTAGGAGCATCGCCTTCTTTTATTTCTGCCTTAGAAGTTTTTTCATCATTGGTATTCTGTTGATCCTTGTTGGCAATTTTATCATTATTTTGTAAAGGTGTTGGAGAAATAGCTGTGAAAAACTGTCCATTAAATTGTAAATCAAATTTTAAAATATTGTTGTTCTGGCCTGTATACAAATAGTCATAGCGTTTAGCTATGATTTGTTGTAATTTTGCTTCACCAGCAGTAGCACTAGTTGAATTTGAAAACACTGCTGCACTGACTTTGAAGGGTACAACTCTATAGATGTATTTTTTTGCTCTTACATTACGCTTAGAATCAAAATCTAAAAGTTGAATTTGCACATCAATTCTGAACCAATCAACTTCGCCGTCTTTGATATTTTCTCCTTTAACCGCTTTAACACAATACTCCGAAGAAAGTAGCACTCGAACAATGGCTTCTGTAATTTTTGTACCTTGAGGAAAATTTACAGCTCTCTGTTTAGGATCAATAGTCATGTTGTCTCTTACTATATTTCCCTGCTCGTCAACTACATCCCCTGCCAATTTAAAATTATAATTACCGCCAGATGTTTCTGAAAATCCCATACTGGCTTTTCCGATGGCTCCAAATCCAAACGATTCGGCTTGTGATTCTCGTCTAGCAGTGTCAATCTTTTGAGTTTTTTGAGCCTTAGGGTCGGCCATGGCTTTTAACACTTCGGTAGAAGTTCCGCCATCTAAGCCAACCTTATCACTTTCGTTAAAAGGAAATACTACCTCGTAAAGGTCTGGATAAATTGCCTGCCCATCTGCTACTCTTTGTAATTGTATTTTATTAAGTTCACTGCATATACTCTGAGGTCCAGAAATCAACACCTCGCTAACTGTCATGCCTGTAGCATTCATGTCATTAGGAAACACATTAACAAGATCACTAAATCCAGTATGGTGCATGGGAGAAGCTTCTACGTTGTATCTGCTGCCTGCTTCGTCAACTTTAAATTCAATCTTAGTAATCTTAATTGTAAAATATTTTGTTAATTCATCTTTTCCTGCATACATAGACCCGTCATCTTTAGATCCCTTTATTTCAAGTTTAAGAAGGTATGGACAATCATTTAGATAGGTAGGGTATCCTGCATTTATAGCTGCCGCTTGTAGACTTTGTAGGAATAAACCTAGTGAATAAGGTTCGAATACTTCAAACTTAAATCCAGTGACGTTGGTATTTCCAGCATTAGCAGTACCGCCAAGAGACGTAGCCATTGTGACATTGTCAATATAATACTCCGGAGCTCCGTAGGCTGTGTTTACTCGTTGTTTATCCTGTCGTCCACCAGACGAAATTACAATATTCTGTAGTGCGGCAGGAGAACCCCTGTAGGTTCTAGGATCATTAAATTGATTTGGTGTTAAGCAGCACAAAGTCCATAGAGGAGTATACGATGCAAATTGTTCTAGCACATTATCATATGGCGGGCCGCCTGCTGGAGGTTTAATTGCTCCAAATGCTTTTAATAAAGGAGTTAATCCAGGATTAGAAACTACGTCAGCAATTTTAGACACATTAAATGTAGCTGCCGAGTCGCTGATAGACTTAGTGATATTCTTAACAGTGCCAATGGCTAGATTAGATGTTGATGCAATTTGAGATATTGCACTAGTAGCTTGACCGATTGCCTGTCCTATATTCCTAAAATCAGGCATATTAAATTCCAATAAATCTTTCTATATTTGATTTCTTTGGACAGTAAATTACTGTTCCGGGAGCAAAATCATATATTGGATCTTTGATTGTTTCCATATTACGTTGTACAAATACCCACCAAAGTTGAGCATTGCCGTATAGATCAAACGCTAATAAATCAGGTCTATGTTTGTATTGATTTTCAATGGTATATTGATAGTCGTCTGCTTCAGCAGGCACGGGTCGAATAGCCAACAGGTCTAGATACAAATTGTTCTGTGGAGTATTATAATAGGGAGATACTTTTTGATATTTGGCCATATTAGATGAATCCTTGACCTGCTACAATATTTCCGTTGGCATATTGTGTAAGATTAAATTGTCTCAATCGTGTTCGATTATAGATTGGAGAAACTGTCACAGATATTGTGCTCATTGCAGGCACCCATGTAGGTGCGCCACCTTTAGTGTATTTTATATAAGATACATCATCTTTAAAATCTACTGTAAAACTTTTTACTATAACCGGTACACCAGAAAACACCCTAGCACCATACCCTGATAGATTACAAATTATTGGAGGGTTTCCTTGATTAGGCCCTGTACCATAAAACATCCTAGTGGCTGTTTTTAAAAAAGTAGTGCCTTCAATCCAATAACCAGCATCTAATTCACTTTCAACAGAAAACTCTCCGGAGATAGTGATATCATCTATTTGACTGTTTTTGTAAGCATAGAACGGTTGTAGGTTATGCGTTGGATCTATTTGAGTATAGTTGGCTTTTGAGGATACAGTAATTGACGGAAGATAGGGCCAAACAAAACCGCCTGTAGCAGAAAGTCGACTGAATGCACTACCAAACAGACCAAAATTTGCATTTAATTTTACACGCCAGTCTTCTGCTGAACCAGTTTCTAATTTTACAAAGGCCCCTTCCTGACTAAATAATTCTGCACCGCTAGGCAGATTTTTTCCTCTTGCCATACTTAATAAATTATTAACCATGCCAGCTGCTGACGAAACTGAAGTAGCTAGTGAAGCAATGCCGCCAAGGCCACCACTGGATAATCCTAACTTGTTCAAACTTGCACCAATTGCTGCGCCAGCATTACTTATTGATCCTGCTGCGCCACCTAACTGGCCTGCAATACCACCTAATGCTCCGGTAGCGTTTGACGCTAGACTTTGTATAGTGCTGCTAACTCCACCTAAGGCACCTGTAATACCGCCAAGTGCGCCGGTAGCTTGTCCTAATGCTCCTTTAGCGTCATTCAAAAAAGTATTAGCCGACGCTGTCATGCCGTTTAAACCGCTGCCAATTTCGCCGCTTAAACGACCAACAGTTGAGTCTAGGTTAGATTTTAAAGCAGCAAAATTATCACTTTTTAGTGCGCCGCTGGCAGCATCTGCTGCTGCACTAACTTGAGACGACACGCTGGAAACTAATTTTGCCAAAGGGTTAATAGATAGTGACATTTTGAATGATTATTCCTTGTATACTCTATTTATTCTTGACAAAATATGCTATTATATTAACTACTGGAGAATTCTATAACAATGACAATAATGCCCACTCAACCTCCCAAGATCAAGTATCTTACTAATAAGGATTTACTAAAAGAAATTCATCTAAGTAAAAACACCTATTGTTCCTATACTGATCCTGCATATGGAGATTATGATCTAATAATTTCAAATTTATCTAAAATTAATATTAGGTCAATTGCCGATGCTAAACGTAGCAGAGCAATAAAAATAGGTAAAAAAAATCACGAAATTGCACAGTCAGGCGGAAAGAAAATTCCAGCTAAAGAATTTGAAGTTGACTACAAAACTATTAAAAAAACTGACGTTGTTTTTAGGGTTATGACCTTTGATCACATACCGTTGGCTCCTGGTCGCAAAAAGACTTTGAAAAATACCGCAGACAGTCACGACAAGGTGAACTTTCCTCCGTTCCAACATTGGAAGTTTGATGACAATAACAATCTTATATGTGTAGGTAAAAGTCATTGGAAGGGAGATTTAGACACTGGCTCATTTAACAAAGAACATGGTCAGATGACTAACAATCTAGCTCGTATGTTTTTAAAACTCTGCGAGCGATATGCCACAAGAGGAAACGTTCGCGGGTATACTTACAATGATGAAATGCGTGGGCAGGCTATTCTCCAGTTGACACAAATTGGTCTACAGTTTGACGAATCGAAATCAGATAATCCGTTTGCCTATTATACTGCCGCAGTGACTAACAGTTTTGTTAGAATTATCAATATTGAAAAACGCAATCAAAATATTCGAGATGACATTTTAGAAATAAACGGAATGAATCCAAGTTGGACTAGACAGAACGCTGCGGGCAAAGGTGGGGCTAGTTATGGTCCGGTTAGTACTACTCCGGTGGACGGCGGTGATTGGGATTGATCTCACCTTGTTTACCTGTTATAATAACTAAGGAGATCCTATGTCACTATTTAAAAAAGTAGCCTGTTTTACCGATATTCATTTTGGTCTAAAGTCTGGTAGTCGTACACATAATCAAGATTGTGAAGATTTTGTTTCTTGGTTCTGTGAGACTGCTAAAAAAGAAGGTTGTGAAACTGCAATCTTTCTAGGCGATTGGCATCATAATCGTAGTACTACCGATGTTAGTACTATGAACTATACTGTGTCCAACTTAGAAAAACTAAGTCAGTCGTTTGAAAAAGTCTATTTTATTCTAGGCAATCACGACTTGTTCTACAAGGACAAGCGTGAGATTAACTCTGTTGAATTTATGCGACTGTTTCCAAATGTAGTTCCTATTAAGGAAACGTTGACAGAAGGCGATGTCACTATTATGCCTTGGTTGGTAGCTGACGAGTGGAAAAACATTCCCAATATCAAAAGCAAGTATTTGTTTGGACATTTAGAATTGCCCAGCTTTTACATGAATGCTATGGTGCAAATGCCGGATCACGGACAAGTACAAAGTAGCCATTTTGTTAACCAAGAATATGTGTTTACTGGTCACTTTCACAAGCGTCAACACAATAGAAACATACATTATATTGGCAATGCGTTTCCGCACAATTATGCAGATGCAGGCGATGATGATCGAGGTATGATGATGTTAGAGTGGGGAGGTACGCCGGAGTTTAAAACATGGCCAGGGCAACCTGTATACAGAACATTTAAATTGAGTCAGATCATTGACAAACCCGACGACCTGCTGAAAGAAAAAATGCATTGCCGCGTCACAATCGATTTGCCAATTAGTTTTGAAGAAGCTAATTTTATTAAAGAAACATTTGTTCCTCAATACAATCTTCGAGAACTTATGTTAATACCAGAAAAGGTAGAAGTAGATGCACAATCTACTCCAATTGATATCAATTTTGAAAGTGTTGACACTATTGTTATGAATCAAATCAATGCCATCGACAGCGATGCATTTGACAAAGCTCTTCTATTAGACATTTATAATAACCTATGATAAAGATTAAAGATTTAACCGTTAGAAATTTTATGAGCGTTGGAGCTCAAACGCAGGCTATTACATTTGACAAAGGCCAGTTAACCCTTGTACTAGGTGAAAATCTAGATCTAGGTGGCGACGACAGCGGTGCTCGTAATGGTACTGGTAAAACTACAATCATCAATGGTCTCAGCTATGCTATCTACGGCAATGCTCTAACTAATATTAAAAAAGATAACCTTGTTAACAAAATTAACAACAAGGGTATGTTATGTACAGTTAGTTTTGAAAAAGACGGTGTTGATTATCACATTGAGAGAGGTCGTAAACCTAATGTCCTAAAGTTTAGTGTTAACGGACACGAACAATCTTCATTAGAAACTGATGAAGCTCAAGGCGATAGTAGAGAAACACAAAAGGCTATTGAAGAAGTTTTTGGTATGACTCACGATATGTTTAAACATCTTGTGGCTTTGAATACCTACACTGAACCTTTCTTGTCAATGAAGGCAGCTGACCAACGTGCTATTATCGAACAGTTGTTAGGTATTACACAATTAAGTGAAAAAGCCGAAGCATTAAAAGAACAAATTAAAAATAGCAAAGACTCTATTGCTACAGAAAATACAAAAATTGAAACAATTAAAGTGTCTAATGATCGAATTCAACAGAGTATTGAATCGTTAGAACGCAAACAACGGTTATGGGAAGAACAACACGAAACAGCTCTTGCCAATTTAACCAAAGCAATAGAAAAACTATTAGATATTAACATCGACGAAGAAATTGCCAATCAACGATCGTTAATTGAATGGACAAAAAGCAAAAAAGAACGAGATAGTCTAACTGCTTTGATTGCTAAACAAACTAGTACTCTAGAACGAGAGCAAAAAAATCTAGACAAGTTAGAGCGAGAGTTAACAACTCTAGCAGATCATAAATGTCATAGTTGTGGTCAAGACATTCACGATGTCAAACACGACGAGATGATGACTGCCAAAGTTAAACAGGTTGAAGAAAGTCAAGGACATTTAAAAACTCACAGCGAAGAACTAAGCGAACTCAACGAGGCGATTAGTTTAATTGGTGAACTAGGTGCGTGTCCAAGTGTAATTTACGACAATTTAGAGCAAGCACTAAATCATAAAAATACTCTTAGCGGATTAGAACGTGATCTAGAAGTAAAGGTCGCTGAAAATAATCCCTACATTGAACAGATTGACGAATTACGCAACACAGCGGTACAAGAAATTAATTTTGATAATGTAAACACATTGGTTAGGATTAAAGAACACCAAGAATTTTTACATAAACTGTTGACTAATAAAGATTCGTTTATTCGCAAGCGTATCATTGATCAAAACTTAGCCTATTTGAATCAAAGATTGACCTATTATCTCGATCGCATTGGACTTCCACATACAGTTGAATTTCAGAACGACCTTACTGTTATTATTACCCAGTTAGGTCAAGACTTAGACTTTGACAATCTGTCACGCGGTGAACGCAATCGATTGATATTATCGATGTCATGGGCATTCCGCGATGTATGGGAAAACCTATATCAAGCTATTAACCTACTATTCATTGACGAACTAGTAGACAGCGGTATGGATGCAAGTGGTGTTGAAAGTAGTATTGCTGTTCTTAAGAAGATGACTCGTGAACGCAACAAAAATGTGTTCTTGATTTCACATAGAGACGATTTAACCAGCCGTGTTAATCATGTTCTTAAGGTGATCAAAGAAAACGGATTTACTAGTTATTCAACAGATGTGGAGATTGTTGATTGACTACAGAAAGCCACGACAAAATGATTGCTGCTTTTCAGGAATATTTTAAGTGGCAGGAACGATTTGAATATAAAGGCTCAGACGAAGCAGGCATTAAGGCACGATATTGGCTAAGTGAAATACGCAACGAAGCAAGCACCCGCAGGGTAGAAATACAGGCAAAGCGTGAAGAACGCAAAAGATCCAGAAAAGGCATGATAGGAAGGCCCAAGACAATAACTAAGTGAATGTCATGGTATTATGAAAATCAGTTAATAGAAGAGCTACCCGAAACTTGCGTAGGATTCGTTTATCTTATTACTAATAATATTACTGGCAGGAAATACATAGGCAAAAAACTAGCCAAATTCTCAAAAACTAGCTACAAAACAGTAAAACTCAAAAACGGCAACAAGAAGAAAAAGAAGATACGTTCTAAAATAGACAGCGATTGGCGTGATTATTACGGGTCAAACGTTGAATTAAGCAAGGATGTGGAACAATTAGGCAAAGAAAATTTCCGTAGAGACATATTATTTTACTGTACATCCAAGGCGCAATGCTCTTACATAGAAGCTAGAGAACAATTTAATCACAAAGTTTTAGAATCAAAAGACTATTATAACGGACAGATTTCTGTCCGTGTACATGGCTCACATATACTCAAAGGCTAATAAATCTAGGCAAATAACTGCCAAATAAGCCCGCACCGGCGTTGTTAGTGTGCCCTTAAAGCTGGATCTCGGATCGCAGTCAATGGAATTCCCTACTTGGTAGAGGGGTTGTACAGTAGTATCCTTAAC